CTGACTTCCAGGAGCACTCCCCCAATTAAAATAATAATTATAAGATACACTTGCACCGCCCTGAGTGATATACACATAATCGGAAGCACCTCCATAAGAAGCCGTAACTCTAATAGACCTACTACTTGTACTGGTATTCTCAGAAGCACTAAGTGTAGTACCAGATAGACTAAATCCTGAGGTACCATTGGTACTTAAACTTGGAGTAGCACTATCAGAGCCATCCATTGTATTTGAACCCGAAGTATAATTCGCATATCTTGGTCTACTAGCACTTGGGTACAAAGTTACACTACCTCCAGTATTACCGATAGTATAAGAATTTGCCGTTAAGCTTACACTCCAAGAGCCATAGGTATACCCAGTAAGTTCGTTTGCTGCCTGGTATACTGGTACACTTACAGATTTGGTTTTACCATTTAGTGATAAGGTACCAGTAAGGGTTCCTACCTTGGTTCTAGATTTAACGGTAGTACCCAAAGAACTTGCACTAACTGCAGTACCATAACTAATGCTAGCACCGCTTGTAATTGTGCCACCTCCAGTTGTAGAACCATTCCATCCCCAAGTCTGAGAATATGATGGCATACTTGAGAATGAACTTCTACTTCCTCCACTTGCAGGTATATCGGATACACTTCCTCCACTGGCAGTGATTTCACTGTAAGTCCTATAACCTGCAGATTGAGAACAACTAATAGTTGCCTTCTTATTAGTTTCAGCTTGGGTTAAAGTTACGGTACCACTACGAGTACTGGTAGAAGTATTATTACCCATAGTTACTGAAGTACCAGTACCGGATATACTTCCTCCATTAGCTCTAGTATAAGTTAAAGAAATTTGGTTACCATAGTTATGACCATTCCTTAATTCTTGCTTGTATGAGGTTACAGTGAAAGTTTTAGTACCTCCAGTTGCCCCAAAAGACATAGAAGTGGGGTTTACACTAAATCCATAACTCCAAGATTGAGATGCAGCAGCTTGAGTAAAGGTTACTTTAAAAGTTTTACCAGATTCGTTCTGTGTAACAAGAGTATTGGAATCTGACCGAGAGGTTAATCCCAGATTCTCTGAAGCAGTCCAAGGAGGTACTTGATTACCGTGATTAGTTACCCATGTAGGTGTATTACTAATAATATAATTTACAGTAACTTCAGCTCCATTAGCTACTCCATCCCAATATTTCTGTTTCGTAGAAATAAAACCAAAACCCTGATTAGAAGAGCTGGGGTTACCCAAAGCATCAAAACTTATACTACTGTATCTAGAAGTAAATGTATACTTATAGGTTACCTTGTGTATATCTTCCAGCTTTACACATTCATTATTTCCATAGGAACTGGCATTGGATAGTTCCAACCCCACATAATTCTCCCCTGTTCCTGTCGAGGAGAGTGCTAACAATTCAGCCTTGGTAGGGCAGTCATTTCCTGTCTTACCAAGGCCTACTTTAGTTTTGACAGCACTCCAGGTTGCTATCTCTCCCATGATTATTTATTTTTAAGTTCTTGAATCTCAGCCTTCAAAGCCTTAATCTCATCGTAGAGAAGTTTAACACCTTCAATTGCCAAAGTTGACATCTTGTGATATTTAACTTGTTTTACGAGTACATATTCTTCTCCGTTGATTTCTAAGGTTTCGAATTCTTCTGGATTGGGTACCGTAGATTTCTCTACTGGAACTTCTTCCACATATTTACCAAAGCCTAAACCCTCGAGGTTCTGAGCAATAGTTCCCTCATCTTCCTTACCAAGCATACTAAATGACTTAGTAGGTATCTGGCAAATCTGGTCTAGAGTATGATTCAAATCTTTAATGTTATCTTTGAGTCGAATATCTGAAGACTCTTTCCAGAAACCGGAAGGAGCAGTAGTCTTAGCAAATACTACCTGGTCAGTAGTTGCCAATCCCAATTGAGCTCTAGTTACTGTATGAGGATTATCCTTTCTACCTGCATGACTATTGATAGAAGTCTGAGCAGTAGTACCTGCAGCCTTAGCATCAGCAATAGCAGTAGCTTGAGCAGTAGATACTGGCTTATCAGCATCAGAAGTATTATTAACATTACCCAATCCAACCTGAGTTTTAGTAACTGTATGAGGATTAGATTTATTGGCAATGTGATTATTTACCTTAGTTTCTAAGGCAGTTACATCTGAACCAGTATCGGCAATCAAATCGTCAACGTAAGTTTTCAATTCTGTACGAAGAGCATTGATGGCATTAGTTCTATTGGTAATCTCATTTGCCAACCCCTGTACGGTATTATCCAAGTTAGTCTTATCTGCTGCAGTCATTACACCTGCAGTAGTCTTAGTTGCTGCAAGTATATCTCTAATTAAATCTGTAGCACCTTCATAAGTCTTACCCTCTGCACTCTTAGTTTTATTATTAAGAGTAGCTCTTACATTAGTTGAATTATGGGTAAGAGTGAATCCAGTAAGAATAATTCCTGGAAGAGAACTATTAAAGGTATCATGAGCATTATCTTTTGCAATACGGGCCTCTTGTTCAGCTTCAATAGCATCTGGTAAGGTTTGATTAAGCTTTATTACACTATCGGCATCCATCAGACCAGCTTCTTTAGTAGTGGCTGGAGTTAGAGGGATTACCATCCCATCGGGTTTATCAATGTAATGCCCTTGACCATCCGTAGCAGAATAGTTACATAAGATAATAACATTACGCTTATTTTTGTTAGCTATTGAAACCTTACTAATTAAATTTTTAGGCATGCTAGATACCACATCCTCAAGATGCTTACCTCTACTACCTTCGAAAGCAGTACCTGCGATTTCCCCAATGATAAGAGACGAAGTATTACTGTCTACGAATTTAGTACCTGACCAACGGAATTGGTATGGAGGTTCACCATCGGCAACATTTATATAAATCTTACCAGATTCTCCAACTACGGGAGTTTGGTGACCTGCATCCGTATACAATTGAACATTAGTAAGACCTCCAGTGGGGCTTACATCATAGGTAGCATATACTTCAAGTACATCATCTACATATGAAGGCAAATGGTTAGCAGGTACTAACCCATTCCCATCCAATGGAGCAAAGCCATCAGCCTTACCCTTAGTTGCTACAAAGGCATCATGCTTAGCTTCTAGAGTGTTAATGTTATTCTGCAGTTTATTATCAAGGGCAGTGTCTGCCGCAGTTCTATCAGCAATCTCTTTATCAATCCTTGCACCCAATGCAGTATCAGCAGAAGTACGAGCAGTTGCTTCATCGTTTACAGCTTTAGTAAACTTGGTATCTAAAGCAGTATCTGCAGCTTTTCTATCAGCTACTTCTTGAGCAAGAGCGGCTTCTGATTTACCGTCCAAAGCTTCGATAGCATCTTTACGGTCCTGAACCTCTTGAGCAATAGCATTGGGTAATGTCTCATCCAGATTAACTTTATCTTGGGCGGTCATTACACCAGCTTTCTCTGTAGTAGCTGCTGGGATATAAGTAGTCTTATAATCTTCAGGCTCATGAGTATAAATACCCTCTTCTTTTTTAGAAGAGAAATTATGAGTTAAAGTAACATGACTGCTTTGTTGATCTACCTCAACTGGTTTATCATCAGATAAGATAATAATATTATCTGGTATAGAATCAAACAGCTTCTTATCTGCTGCAGTTTGTACACCGGCCTTTTCTGCAGTAGAGGCAGGCAATGTAATAGGATTCTGTTCTACTGTACCATCTTCAACTACGGTCTTAGTTGCAGCTATACCTACTGTGGTTTCATTAGGTGTTACTGCACCAAGGGCAAAGTTAGCAGTAGAAATTCTATCCAATTCTACCTTATCTTTCGCAGTCATAGTACCGGCCTTAGTAGCAGATGCCTGAGGCAAATCGAAGGTTTCTGTGGTATCGGCATTCAAACCGTTATCCTTAGTTACCGTTACCGTTACTTTATTAGCATCTGAAGCTGCAGAGATATCCGTCAGAGAATTGGGGTCTAATCCATCTAACTTAACCTTGTCTGCTGCAGACATAACTCCTGCAAGAGTTTGAGTTACCGGGAGTAAGTTCTTGGTAGCTTCTACTTCTTCACCATATTGGTTATTTGCATTATCCTTGGTTGAAGTCTTTACCTTGAAAGAAAGTTGGGTACCGGTTCTTGTTACAGCACTAACATCGGTAACCATGGTATCAGGCAAAGCATCAGAAGTACCTTCTTCAGCTACCAGTCTTTCTTCATGGTCATCGGTAATGTTAGTGAACTTATTATCTAAGGCAGTATCAGCATCGGTTCTGTCCTGAATTTCTTTATCGATACGTTTACCCAAAGCTGTATCGGCAGCAATACGGGCAGCTTCTTCTGCATCGATGTTATCCTGGAGAACTTTATCTGCGGCCTTTCTTTCCTCTCTCTCTGTATTTAAGTCAGAAGTATTCTGGTCAATCTTTGCTTCTAATCGAATATCCTCAGCTTTACGAGCAGCGATTTCGTTATTAAGCAAATCAGTAATTGCAGTATAACCACCATTAACATTATCTTGAATACCCTGGATTAATTCCAGGTTACGTTGGATATTGGCAGTATTCTGTGTTACCAGGGCATTAGTAGCATTCAGTGAAGTTAACAGTTCAGTCCGTGTTTCACTTACAAAAGTTCTCAACTCATTTACCGTAGTAGTAAGTGTAGTACTTAAGTTAGTGAAAGACTGTTGTAGGGTATTATCCCCTTGTTCACGCAGATTCTTTTCGGCAGTAAGCTTATTCTCCAACTCGGTAAGCTTAGCAGTCATTGTAGTTGCAAAGTTGGGATCATCTCCAAGAGCCTTAGCAATCTCTGCCAAAGTGTCAAGTACTTCTGGAGCAGAGCCAATAATTTTTTGAATTGCTGACTCTACTTGTTCAGCACTCTGGAAACCTGAATCGTTTAACAACTCAGATACCTTTGTGATATAGTTAGCATGTTCCTCAATGCCATCCAACTTAGCAAAGAGTAAATCAGTAAAGTCATTTGAAGAAAGTACCTTACCGTCTACCTTATCTACCTTCTTAGAATCTAAGGCTTGGTCAGCAGCAATTCTATCTGCCTTCTCTTGAGCCAAAGCATTATTGATAAGGGTATCTTGGTTAGCTCTTTCTGTAGCTTCCTTATCGATGTTATTCTGTAATTCAGTATCACCAGCTAATCGGTCATTCTTTTCGGTAAGGATATCTTTGTTGATACCAGCCATATCATCTTTATGATTCTGAAGGTTGGTATCAATCTTGGCCTCAAGAGAAGTCTCTTTGGCAATTGCTCGGTCTTTCTCTGCATTAATAGCAGTAGTATTAGCATTTACCTTTGCTTTTAATTCATTCATAGCATCGGTATTACCTGCCTCTAGAGAATCAATACGAACTCCCAAAGCATTATCACCGGCAATACGATTTTCCTTTTCTTGTTCAAGCTTAGTGTTAAGATTAGCCACCTCGGATTCCAAAGCCTGCTTAGTATTATCCAACTTAGCAGTGAACTCAGTACTCAAGGCTTTATCAGCTGCAGTACGGTCTGCTACTTCTTTATCAAGGTTTACTTGGAGAACCTGGTCAGCAGCAGTCCTTTCTACTCTTTCAGTGTTAAGGTCGATATTAAGGGTATCGATACGAGAACTCAAGGCACTATCTGCATTGGTACGGTCAACGATTTCCTCGTTAATCATATCCTTAACTTCCTTGTAGTTATCCCCTACAGTCTTAGTTAAATTTGTGATTGCCTCTGAATTTCTTTCGATATTATGTTGGTTAGTAGCGATTGCCGTAGTATTGGCATTTACCTGCTCGGTAAGCTCATTACGCAAGGTATTGATAGACTCTTGCATACTCAAAGCCAAGTCTGAGATACGCTGGTTAACATTAGCCAAACTTTGAGTATATGCTTCATCAGCAGTCTTTCTTTCGGCAATTTCTTTATCCAAGTTAGCCTGAATTGTGGCATCGGCATCTTTACGGTCTTGGATTTCCTTGTTAAGGTTATCTCTTACAACTCCAATAGCAGCATCACCAGTAGCAGACTTATTGTCTACATATTCTTTCAGTTTAGTTTCGAGAGCAGTGTCAGCATCCTTACGGGCTTGAACTTCAGCAGCTACCTCAGCACTGTTTGCCTCATCTCCTGCAATACGGTCTTCGATTTCTTGGTTAACCTGTTCTGTGATTGCAGCCAACTTCCTAGTGATAGTAGTTGCAAAGTTGGGGTCATTTCCAAGGGCATCGGCAATTTCCTTAAGAGTATCAAGTACCTCTGGTGCAGAACCGATAATCTTTTGGATAGCAGCATTTACTTCTTCTTCAGTTTGGAAACCGGCATCATTGATAAGCTGGGAGAGATGGGTAATATAGTTTGCCTTCTCTTCAATTCCATCAAGCTTAGCTTTGAGGATATCAGTAAAGTCATTCTTGGTCAAAGAATAACCTTCACGTTTATCTACCTTCTTAGTATCAAGGTCTTTATCCCCTTTTTCTCTAGCAGCAGCCTCGGCAGCAATGGCATTAAGTAATTGTTCTTTGTCTTCTACACCCTGCTCTTTTATATCCTCAATTTTATGTTCAAGAATTAAATCCTGAGCAGCACGAGTGGTAGCCTCTGAATCTATATTGTTCTGTAATACCTGGTCTGCAGCAGTACGTGCTTGAGCTTCTTGGTCAATTTTACCTTGAAGAGCATTGTCTGCATTAGTACGGTCTGTTACCTCTTTAGAGATTTCATTATGAAGAGCTTGGTCCTCAGAATGACGGTCTACCTTCTCTTGGTCAATCTTACCTTGAAGAGCTAAAGTATCAGCCTGGCGATTAGTGATTTCTTCGTTAATCTTAGAATCCAGTACAGTATCTGCGTTAGTACGATTTGCAGTTTCTTCTGCAATCTTTGACTCAAGGGATGCCTTATCATTGATATGGAGAGTTTTAAGGTCATTTACACTTTCCTTAATCTCATTATCGGCAGCAATACGTTCATCTTTTTCCTTTTGGATAAGATCCTTGAGTTCCTTCTCAAGTTCACCATTACCTTGATTTACCTTATCTTCAAGGTCTTTGATGTCTTCGGCATTCTTATCTACCTTCTTCTCAACTCGGTCGATTTCAGCTTTTAAGTCTGCCTTAACGGTATCAATCTTCTTATTGATTTGGTCTAACCCATATTCTAGGTTATCCTGAACTGCAGCTACTGCAGCACCCAGAGCAGCTTCGGCTTCCTTAGCACGATTAACCTCTTCGGTTAAAGCAGTACGAAGGTCGGTTAATTTATTAGTGATAGTAGTTGCAAAGTTGGGGTCATTGCCCAATGCTTCTGCCAACTCTTTAAGAGTATCAAGGGCATCATCAGCACCATCAACCAAATCACTAATCATCTGTTTAACTTCTTCCTCAGTTTGATATTTCAAATCATTCTCAAGCTGAGAAACTTTAGTGATATAATTTGCATGTTCTTCGATGCCATCAAGTTTAGCCTTCAACTCATCTGTAAAATCATTTTTCGATAAGTCGTATCCTTCTTTCTTATCTACCTTATTCTTGATAGAAAGTACGAAGGCCCAGAACTCATTTATGGTTCCTCCAAAGCCAGCTTTAACAAAGTCATCATAGTAACCCTGTAATAATCGCTGGTCTATTTCTTCGCAGGTATAATACTTACTTACATACATATTTTATAAAATTTAAGGATTAATTACTGCACGTTGACGACCCAGTAAGAATTCAGAATCGATATCCCTGAATGGTTCTCCCTCTGAACCACAGAAGGCATTCATTGGTACATCCGGATTTTCTGGGTCTACATCTCCACCGTCCTCAATATCTCCCCGTATGCAAGCATAATCAGGAAGCCTATTTACACGGAACTTTATTACCTGGCCTATACCAGGATGAGGTATTATTTTATCCCAGATATCCCCGAAGTAATCTTGAAAGCAGGTGACAAATTTGTTTCCGGTCATCGATTGAAATGCCGTTACATCATTGCCATTACCTTTCATTTCAATATGAACTCCAGAGGTACCATTGAGGATAACCAGATTACTATCAAACCAAATTCCACTGTTTGTAGTAATTGGTGTCCACCTCAGTACTAACATCTTTGCCATATACTTTATTTTTATTCTACAAATTCAACTTTGGTATCTCGGTCTCTCTTTAGGATAATCATGAAAACTAAAGCCTCATCCTTTGCCTGAGCAGTCTGAGTATCTCCAGAAGGCTTATACGTTATACCATTAATTACAAACCTATCTTGTTCCCAATTAAAATCCCAATAACCTTCCGGTGTAAGATAACCGATTTGTTCTATATAAGATTTAGAAATTAGTATTGATAAGTTTTCATCATCCAATTCTCCTGAAATAGTTGCCTTATTGATAGGCCAGTTTCTGAAAGCATTATAGTAACATAATGCCTCGATTTGGATGTTATAATATTTAGGTATACTGTCTTCGGCATGACTGAGAAGCTGATTAACATGTTTGGCCCAGGTTATGGATTGCCTACCAGCATCCCAATCTAAGAAGTCAGTGATAATTTTCTTGTATCTATCCCAAGAGCGGTTCTTTACCATTCTCCAGGGTTCTTTTGTCATAACTTAGTTAGAATTGATTTCTTACCACCTTTCACTGGAGCACTTGGATTTGGCCCATCTAATACTCCAGGTTGCCTTCTGTTAACTACTTTTGGGACTACGGTTCTAAATACTTCATCACAGAACGGTAAGTAGATTTCCAATCGTGAAGCTAACATACAAAGGTTCTTCCTTAATTCATCTATTAATCCACCTGGTTGCATTGCTTGAGAAAGTGTTTTCCATAGGGAACTTGTAGCATCTGCCAAGGTATCATAATATTGCACTTCAGTAGGCCCAGTAGTGATTTGTTTAATCCTATCACCTCGGGCAAGTTCGGGTTTAGAAGTACCATCACCAGTTTGTTCTTTGGTAGAAGTTAATTGACTTAGATATTCTGAAGTACTTGTTAATAGATTAAGTATCTTCACATTGAGAAAGTCCCATGCTGCCAATTCCATTATTAATTGGTTTTCTAGTGCTTCATACCATAATTCATCAGTATACTTATCTGCAGGAATTTGGTGATTTACTAGAGGACCAATATAATATTGCCATTTGGTGATGTAGATAGATTTATCTTCCCTGGTCATTCCCTCTGATATCTCTGAAGGAATATAGTGGTCGATTAAGTTATATATTGTATCGGCTAATGCCGTATGACCATAATCACAAACTACCAGAGTCTTATCTACGGTGATATCTAAACCATTAGAGTTGGTTACATGTAGGGTTACTGTATAGAAACCGGGAGTTTCATAAGAATAGGAAACATGTCTTCCACCATTGAAAACCTCTCCCTTATCATCGCCAAAGTCCCAGTCAAAAATGGATTTGGCCGGGACTTTGGATATGACTCTGAATGAAACTTCCAGACCTGACGTAACGTACAAAAAGTCCAGATTGTTATTCATATTAGTCTGTCTTATGTAATTTTCATATATTACCCTTTAGAAGAGGATTCGAATTCTTCCAGCAAAGCCTGAATAAGTGTTTCTACTGTATCATCTTTCTCGGCAACGATTTCATGAAGACCTGCTACCAGTTTCAGTTCTTCCAGGGAATAGCCCTTTGCAAGTTTTTCAAGAGTCATGCCTTTCTTGAACTGAGCATTCAGTCTCTTATCCAACTTTTCGATGTCGGCCTCTGAATACTTTTCGATTTCTGATTTATCAGCAATGATAATCAGATGGCCAGAGGCAATTGCCTTCTGAATCTTTGGTGCACGGAATTGACGACGAGAGAGTTCCTTGTCTTCTCCTCTACAAACGGTAATACCAGTTGATTGGTCATGAAAACTGTAAGCTCTTGGTCCCACAGTTACTGTATATTTATCTTTAGCCATATTTCCTAAGATTTAAAAATGATTAAAGAGAGGATAGGTCTTTTTAGTTACCTACCCTCTCAGGGAATTTATATAGATGAAACCGGACGTCCCTTATTATTCTAGGTTAACCATCAAATATGGGTCTACGTTCATGAACTCGGGGAAACCGAATTCTGAGAACTTCTTGTCAGCAGCCAGCAACAGAGTTGCATCCTGGTACATCTTAGAGAAGCCAGTAGTCAAGCTTGCATAGATTGCCTGAGTCTGGTTAGAAACGATTCTTTCAGATTCAAGCATCAACTGACGAGCAGTAAGCTTAATCAAGGCAGCAGATGTATCAATCAACAGCAACTGTTGGTCGGGTGTACCCGGGTGAATGTAGAAGTCAGCATTCTTGGGAACAGGAGACTTAACATTCAGGGTAGCTTCTGTAGTACCAGAGTGACGATCCTTGAATTCCGGCAAGTTCAGCATTTCGATTGCCTGGTCTTCACCACCAATCATAGTTTGGAAGTTACGTCCCATACGAGCAGCACGTACCCAAATATGCAGAAGGTCTTTGTAAGTGATACCATTAGTTGTTTTGTATACACCGATTACCGGGGCAGACTCAGAGCCATCAGGGTTGTTACCATTGATAGCAACGTCCATAGCCAGAGTATCCAGAGCATAACCCAACTGAACGCCAAAATCACGAAGGTAGATTCCCAAGACATCGAGCGAAACATAGTTACGAACTTCATCAGTAAGTTTGAAACCTTTTCCGATTTTGAAGAGGCTAACTGATTTCTGTCCGAAGCTAACATCACCCAATGGGATAGTTTCTGCCTCATTAACCTTTGCAGGGGCAGCATCCGACATGTTAACCATTGGCATGATTGCTTGTAAACCATTGATGGGTTGATCAGATGCAATGATGTTCGGATAGAACGGAGCCTGGCGCATACCCAATGTGATAGCAGCACGGATGATTTCCGGAACAATCCAACGAACATTCTGTTGAGGCATTGTAAAGATGTTCTGCATCGTGTCCACTTTTGGATTGATGCCCATCTTTTCAAAAAGTTCATCTTCTGAAATACCCCATTTACCGGTAACCAATTCTCCAAAAGTTACCTCTACAGGCTTCTTGTCCTGTGAACCGGAACGAACAGCTTCCAAGCTTCTTACCATTTCCGGCAGCTCATTCATAAAATCCTGAGCCTTCAACTTTGTAATATCTATTTTATTTTCCATAACTTCTTTTCTCTTATTTGATGAGTACTTGAATTACCTCATTTGCCTCTTCTGCAGGATTAAGGGCAATGAACTGGGATGAAGTTGCTTGGTTAGCTTTTACGAATCTATCGTTAAGCAATGTTCCATCGGGAGTTACATAGCCAGCTTCGATATTTCCGTTTGATACCCAGTTACAAATCATGTAACCTTCCATAGCTACTGTTACCTCTACCGGGAAATTTCTTTGAGGTTGATAAGCAGGGTTAACGTTATCCGTTACTGCTACACCCAAATAAACTTGAGTAGCTACATCAGTGCAAGGGTAAATCAAACCTTCTTCATTCAAAGCTACTGGCATACCCTGTACGATTTTCTCTCCAGCTTTAACATTGAAAGCCTGGTGCAATTTGTGTGACTCACTTTTGTAAATCACCGCTCTCGGGGTTCTTTCCCCAAAGAGAGTAAGTTGCTGAGGGTCGTTTACGATTTTAGTTTTTTCCATAACGCGGATTATTTATATTAGTTATTTGATTTTGTTTCGATACAAGTTATCGATTACATTCTTAGTACTCGGAGATTCTGAATTCCGTTGGGTATCAGTACCCTGGGTTCCAGTTTTACCCTCGGTATCATCCTCAGCAATTGAGGAAGCACGGTTGACGTCCTTAGAACCACATTTTGAGCAAGTGAGAGGGAACTTCTCTTCCAAGCGAGCTTGGTAATCCTTTGTCAAGGAAACAAGAGTAGTAATACCAGTAGTCTCGGCATTGAGCATCGTAACGATTGTCTCATCTACCTTATCACCCATCAACTTCTTGTAGGTTTCTACGGCATTTTCACGTAGAGAAGCAATGTGATTCTTTCCTACGGTTGCCATTTCCTTCAAGTTAGCTACTTCGGCATTCAAGTTGGTAATCTGTTCCGTAAGAGAAGTTTTCTCTGTAGTAAGATTATCTACCGAAGTTTGCAATTCGTTTCTGGATGATACCAAAGTCTGAATGCAGGCAATTACATTTTCCTGATTCATCTCTTTACCTTCTTCCAGGGTAAGCATGTTATCCCCAAAAAGGCTTTCAAGAAATTTTTGTAATTCGTTCATGTTATCTTTATTTGAATGATTATCATTGGCATCATTATCATTAAAAGAACCCTGAGTATCGTTCTTTTCTTGATATGATGTTAAATCTGATTTATAATCAGTAAAGAAGTATTGCTTCGATTTATCATCTCTATACTCTTCATAGGATGCCCAAGTTCTTTTGGCAAAGGTTGGGTTAATGATTTTACCATCCGAGCCAATTTTCTGGGCAAATGAATCAGCACCATGTGAAACTAGTGAGGTCTCAAGGTAACGAACAATTTCAGTAACCATTCTACGTACCATAACTCCCTTAGAGTCATAAGTACCCAGTTTCTGATAAAATTCGTTATCTTCCATTTGGGGATGGGATTTATCCCACTTAAATTGTACAGTAACTGAATTACTATGAATTGAAGGTGGCTCCATAAGGATGCCTCTAGCAATTCTTGGGTTTGCCTTACCATCGATTTTCAGAATACCGTTGATACCAGCGGGTATAGTAAAGCTACCGTCTTTATAGGATTCCTGCCACATTACTTGTGATACAGCACCAATAGCATTACCAATGTTGGTTTCATGGTCACAGTTTACTGTTTGACCAAGCAACATCTTCATAGAAGCCTTTAGTACTCCGTTCTGTCCAAAGTCTGTCGGGTTCCAATTCTTAGATACAATCGTTTCTGAAAGTAATCTGAACATTGGTTCGATAAACTCTTCGTCCTTAGGAGTTAGTTCCGATTTGTCTAGGTTGGGATAGTAAGTATTATAATCTATATCCCCTCCCCAAAACCCAAATTGAGCAATGGAATCCGGTGTAGGATTTTTCCATTTGTAATAATTCTCTGAGAAAGCCTTGGCTCCCACTGCTTCTGGGATATACCCAGCCATAATGGTATGGCCTTGACCTATCACCATAGAATCAAGATGCTCTTTGTTTTTCTTTGTAAATTTACTCATCTTGCTTTAGTATTTTGGTCTCCTCGAGAAGGAGCCGGGTTATTCTTATCTCTTGACCTACGAGCAGATTGGTTTTTATCATCTTGCCTTTGTTTCTTCTTAGTTCCTTCTTGTGGGTCTATATTACCTCCCTTAGCAAATTGGTCCTCAAGTGAAACTCTTGGTTCTTTCTCATCAGGAGAATCATAACCCATTGCCCAAGCATATTGCTCTTGACTAATGATACCAGCCTTATACAATAAGTCAAGGTTCTGTATCTTATACTGAAGACCTTGTTGGATTTTAACTTCATCAGAAACTGTAGAAGTTCCCCAATCAATCTTCATCCCCTTATTATTAAAGCCTGCCAGACGCAGTTCTAGAGAATAAAGTCGGTCTAATACATAAGCTACAAGCATTTGGATATTTTTTAACTGGCTAATCATCTTAGACAGCATTATACCAGTTGCACCTTCACCAGTAGTAGATGATACCCCAATGATAGAGCCATTAACTCCCAACCCATTTGCTACAGATTGTTGGTTCATATTCCAAGGCTTCTCGATATTACCGAGCTCCTTAGTAGTAGAATTTAGTTTGAATTCATGGTCATCTATGTAACCAGCAACTACCCCATCCTTCATACCCTCTTTAACATTACGTTTAAGGATATTGAGTTCATGGTATAATCTGGATTCATAAGCTTTGATACTCTCATTTGGCCTTTGTGGAGATTTCTGCATCTTAGCTTCTAAGAAACCCACCATACCACAAATCTCCATGATATGTTTGAAGTTAATCTTCATATCATTCTGACCCTTGAGAGAATCTAATGCTGGCATAAATGGAGGAACTCCATAAGGTTCATCGGTATCATTGAACATACCAACATAGAAGTAGGTTTCTGGGTTAAGCTTAATGTAATCTTGTTGCTTAACAAAGAAATTCATATTCTTTTGGTAAGGAGCATACACCCCATTTAATTCACGTTTAAACTTGATGTGTTCTGGCTTAAGGAATAATACAGTAGCCAAACCATCAAGCTTATCATTTGGTACTCCTTCTACGGATATTGCCCCACTTACAAGAAGTTGAACAATCATTTTATTAACTAAACCATCTATACCAGCAGTATATCTGGTCCATCCCTTGGTGGCTTTCTTAAGATGTTCTCTCATCTTTGAAGCCTCTTCATCGGTATTATTAGGGAAAGTTACTGTATGACTGGTGTTAGCTAACTTAAACATATCTTGCAATGCAATGCCCATATCAGGATTTACCTTATATAAATCCCGAATTAAAGGTATCACATCAACACGAAAAGAGGGTTCAACTAATTTAGTCAACCCTTGTAATGATGTAATTAAGTTATCGCTATCATCGTCAACTGAAACCCTACCAGGCGAAATCGATGTGGCAGGCTTCTCCTCTTTATTAGAGGATGTACCATTCTTGGGAGGGTCCTTCTTACGTCCCCAACCCCAACTAAAATTGAAGTACTTTTTCATCTTGGTTGTACGATTACGTTAGTTTTTCCTTTCCTTATGTGATTACATATTGCTTTTCCAAAGATATCATCATCGGCATATACATCTCCTTCAAGGTCTACATCTACAGCTGAATTGTTAGCCCTATGTTTACCCATTGCAACAGGTCTACCTAAACCATCATAAATGAAGGTATAAGCTTCTTGTACAAAGAATGGGTCCTTAATGATTACGTGATCTAATCGAATATCTTCTTCCAAGTTTTCTATTATCACTGAACGATTCTTTTGGGTGGTTAACCAACCAGGGGATTTATCCATTTCAGGTCTACTTTTACCTTTTTTCTTCAGCATCTTCTGGTAGTAGTAAAGGTTAGGGTAGCCTTCATCTTGAAGCTTAGAAGTTACTGATAAACCAACGTCATTGGATTCTGGAGCTATTACTGCCCAGTTAAACAACTTCCCAGTATCACCAAGTAACTTAGCATAAGCTCCCACTGCCATTCTTCCCTTATATACTACTTGTTCTTCTCCTAGCTTATCCATACAAGTAAATGAAGAGTAGTCAGAAGCTCTACCAGTTGAAACGTCTGCACCAATGAAATATTCTTTATCTGATTCGGGTTCACAGAATTGTCGGTATTGACCATTAAATCTCTTCTTAATAACTGGGTAATCACTAAGGCAGTCTTCGATAGCTTTAATATCGGCTAAGTCGAAGACTGTATTACCAGATGATAAGAAGTCACCATCAATTTCTTGTGCAGTTCGTTTTGCTCCCAAAGCAGAAGACATTTGGTTATACCAATTGATATCTCGTTCTGGGTGCATTTGCCAGTATAATCGAATTGGGTTAAAAGGATTACCTCCTGCAATGGCATCTACCCAAGTTGAGTGATAGAAATTACCAACTCCATAGGGAGTGGAATTGACGATGGCAGCTCCACCAGTGGAAAGAGTAGGAAATGCAGCAGCCCAAATTTGAGCAGCCCATCTTACTACTGCTGCCTCGTCAATTACCAGAAGAGAAAGGGATTCCGAACGACCGGCTTCGGATGATGTCGGAATTGATTCAATAAATGACCCATTATCAAATTCTATCATGGAAGCAGAACCGTATTCTCCAGCTCTACCATTGATTATGGGAGTTTGAAGGTACCATGGAAGATTCTTGTACATGAACTTAATCTTCTTAAGTACCTTCTTAGCAGTTGTGTCTTTGATAGAGATAATGTTTATCTTTTTGTTGGGATGGTACATCGCCAACCAAAGACAGTACATAGAAATAAGTTCTGTAATCCCTGCCTGACGAAACTTAAGGATGATATTGAATCGTTGGGCAATGAAGTTGTAGAGAACCGATTTTTGAAATGGGTATAAATCGAATCTTACCTTTCCTCTTACTGGATGTATCACATAGCAAAAAAGGCTAAAAAAGAAAACATCACTAGAAACTCGGGATAGGTTTGATAGTTCTTCCCGAGTTAATGTAGTTCTAGTTTCTGAGATAGTCTTTGCCATTACTTAAAAGTTATACGTTATTTGAAATTCGATGTCAGTACCTATACCAGATTTTATCTTCGGATAGTAAAAGGTATTGACTCCGAATTTGTAATTAAATCTCTTAGTCTTGATTGAAAGACCAGCTCCCATATCGAAGAGATTATTGAAAGGTCTATATTTGCCGTAAACATAAGGCTTAAGTGATAACCTTGCAACTTTCTTTCGAGTTAATTGACCTTCATACCAGTTGTAGTTGTACTTATCTAAATCGATTGGGAATAGTCTAGTTGAATAAGTGTTAGTCTCCTTATTGAACAGACTTAAGTTCAACTTATCTTTCTTCAAAACGATTTGAACCAGGGAATCTTGGTTACTGATAACTGGCTGCCTTAGCATGGAATCAGGAAAGAGAGTTGGCTGCTTATTATCATGAACTAAGATTTTACCTGGTTCAATTTTTTCAGAGTACTTCTTCTCTGGTTTGAAGGGTTTCTCTGTGTATACTGTATCTGGGATTTCATTGACCGCTAGTTCCAGGGAATCAACCTCTCGAGAAAGTTTGTAATTCCTGAAGCAAAGGTAAATAGTAAATCCTAGAAGTACAATAAACAAGGCATTCTTAAATGTCTTCATACTTGATGAATTTCTTAATCTTACTCTTCAACCAATAACGTTCTACTGGACTTAAGTTTGATTTAATAATGTGGAACTTGAATTGAAAAGTGCTTTTGGTTTCAATAATCTCAAAACGTATCGAAGGTAAATTCCGATAGATAATCCGAAAGAACTTGATAATGTTGTTAATGTTCAATTCGGTAATTGGGTACTTTGCATTAATCATTCTCATAATTCGGTGTATTAAGTTTTCAAATCGAAATAGTCGTACGCTTTAATGATACTATCTATTCGGTAATCGCTAAGCGATTACCTTTATCGAACGAAGTGAGATAATATCCAAATATACTACTTACGATATGATATATGAATAGCTATATACGCAGATAAATATATAGATATATATACGTAGTATATTATATATCTATATATTTCAAGGCACCCCAGAAACTTATATATAAGACTTTATATATAAAGCTGAAACTCACGGTTCTTGGGTATTTGCCTTTTTGAGGCATTTTTTGAACCAAATCCCTACCTCATAAACCGAACCCTTGGCAATTGTGTACCTTGCCTTGTTAAGCCAATAGTGGTAATCCTTAAAATCCTCTTCGAAGGTATCACCATTTTTGTGAAGGTAAATTTCGAATTTATCTGGGAAACCCATAATTGCCTTGAAGTCTTCGATTCCCAAAGGGTAGCCATCGGGTCTAAATTGCCTATCTGCAGGTCTGAGAGTTAAGGGAGGTTTATCATACTCCAATCGATACACTCCTGGAAGAGTACTCATCTTTGCAGTTTTGATAGGCCACTTCTTTTCATTCTTGAAATCCCTAACCCAGAGCCTATGTATCTTTGCTACTGTGAGATTCTTCTTCTCTGGAAGCTTTCGATAATCATACATTGCCAGAGTTTTACTCATAAACGGAATTTGGTTAGTATTATTTTTCTGAGAGAATGTGAGTGGTTTAAGTAAATTTCTAGTAGTTGTTGGAGTTTTTACTTGAAATACTTCATCAAAAGCATTCAAGTATTTCTTACCAGTCTTTTTATGTACTCCAATGATGAGTAATCGCTTCCTTGACTCCTGGGAGTTTCCGTAATCTAAAACTGACCTTTCGTGAAAAACTAATTTATAGTCTTTGAATGTTTCCTCAAAGAAATCCTTGGGAAGCAGTGTTAGCAGTCTTGGTAGATTTTCTATAAGAAATATCTTAGGTTTATACTTGAGTATTGATGCAATTACTAGATTAAGACTACGGTTATCTTTTGGATTGCCTAATTCTTTTACTTTAGATAACCTCATTACTGAGGCTGCTCCACAATCGGGGCTTGATATAATTATGTCTACTTTCTCATTGAATTCTTGTAAACAAAAGCCCTTATAGAACGGTATATCCCCAAAGTTTAATTCCCATTGTTCTTCGCCTGGAGTGTGGAATACTCCCCTTATCTCTATGTTCCCTAACAAATTTTTCTTAAAAGGGAACAGGAGTGCACCCTGTCCAGCGCACACTCCCAATACCCTTAGTTTCTTCATTTCTTGTAGCTTCTCAATTTAATGTACTTAATCCAAGCAAATGGCTTACGGTCTTCCAAGTAACTCAGATACTTATCATTGTTGTGGGCTTCTTCTTCGAAACTTACATCATGATATCTTTCGTTCTGTTTATTCCACTTGGCAAAGCACATGATAATTAGGTATTCAATAACATACCAAAGGTAGAAGAATCCAAAAGTCAGAGCCACTACCCACCAAAAGGATATACCAAATGATAACCAGAGTATGATACCAAGTACTAAACCCACTATACTACATTCAATCTGTTGTACCTGATGAATACGTTCATGATTGATATCATCGGGTTTACACTCTTCTACTTTGTGTTTGAAGAATGAGTTATACACCAGAGTAATTGCTTTGTAACTGGGGAAAAGAAATACTTTTGCTACCCAGCTGTTAAAATGACATCTTTTCATAATTTACCTTTGAAGTTTTCGTAAGCATTTCTTAGTTTTTGGTCGTAGGCATTCTGGGCATACCCGGGACCATTGTATTTTCTGGCAAAGCCAGCCCAGTCCTTTTCTTTGAGATTACTCAAACAACCAGAGTTTTTCATGAAATAATACATGAGTTCTAGTTGATTTGCATGAGATTCCGACACTTTGTGAACAAATTCGAAGACATCTTTACACCCACAGAGGTTGTGATTGAAACCCATAATCTGGAACATACCCCAACTTGCAGACTTCAATGCACATTCTTCGTCAATTTCTTTGGCTAATTCGAGTCTTTTGTACTCGTGTACACCTCCCAAGTACTTCGATTTATCCCATTTAGGGAAGAAAATCGTAGAATATCTCTTACAAAGGTAAGCTAAATCTCTGTCAGGGAATTTCTTATGTATTTCTTTGTACATAATGTGACCCTCGAAGAGAATTTGAGGTCTACCATCAGCTAAAAACCCATCTCTACCTGCGGCTTCTACCAATTGAACAGCTTTCAATAGAGCAGGTTCTAGACCTAAGCGAGTAGCAAGGTCTTTAATCATCTCATTTGTTAGTTTATCCATAACTTATCAGTTTTAATGGTTCAATATTAGTAACGAAAGTATTGCTTATAACCCATTTTTAGGATGTTTCGAGGTTCTATTATCATATATAACTTATAAAATAATGCAATATGGACAAGAAAAATGAATGCCAGATATGTGGCAAACCCCTTAACTTAGAGGAATTTGATGAAACTCGGGAAATCCCTCAACTTATGGCAAGAAAACAAGTTTGTTTTCAATGTGCTTTTTGGTTTAATCGATTAGCTTATGATAAAGAGCTTGAGAAAGAGGGTAAAATTGCCGTAATTACTCCCGATTATTCTCATTGGATAACGAGAGTACCGGGAAGTATTTTAATGGTACCTTCTGCTTTTGGTGGTATTTACCAAACTAAACTCCAACCAGTAAACACTCTTGGAGTTATTGATGAAGACCAAGAGAAACTTTTCATCATACGTTATAATAACATTGCTCATCAAGGCACTATACCAGAACATCTAAGAGATGCTTTTAAAGTAAACGGAATATTTCTATCTCCACAGGAATACAAAATGCTAGAGGATTACCGGGGCAATGCCTATGAATTTATTAAAAATAAAATAGATAATGCAATAAACAAAGAATAATTTCGTATATTTGCATAAAGAAAATTTCTAAATAAAATAGATATGAAAAAAGAAAAGAAAGAAATCAAAAAGCTCAAAGAAGGTGATGAAGTTATCTTCGTATTATCAGGAAGAACCATCACAGAGAAAGTAACAGTAGAATCTATTGATAAGAAAGGTGGATTTGCAATGCTTAGTAACCGGGTAAAAGTTGCAAGAACTCTCGGTCCAGATAATACATATCCAAGATTGGATGGGCAAAAGGGGGAAGTTCTTCCTATTACGGAAGAGAATGAAAGAATATTCCTTGCATACAAGGCTTATTTCTCGATTAAGAGAAATATAGAATTCCTTGACAAGGAAATAAATGGTATGAAAGATACAGATGCTTTCAATATGATGATTGAATTTGATAAGAAACTTACCAAGATTATTAACAAATACTTCAGAGAACAATGATTACAGTATTAGCTATAATTTACTTGGTATGTTTGCCATTCATGGTATTTTTTGTAAGGGCTTGCTTGGATTATTTACCCTATACTCACAAAATACACTCTCTCGTTTTATTCATCTCGGTATGGATAGTATTACCTCTATTTCCAATTTATCTATTAATCAGATACATAAAATACAAATTACTATGAGATTCTTTTTTGATAGAGACGGTGATTATGCTGGGACATCAATGCAAGGGTGGGAGATACTTCTCCTACTCTTATTCCCAATTACATTAATAATCTTCTTCGTATTCTTACCTTTCTTCATATTGTATAAATATGATTCTAGAGAAGAAGATAAAAAATACGAAGAAGAACATCCAGAAATACTAAAAGCAGATTCTTATATTACCTGCTGGTATCCCTGGCATAGGTATTCTGTTGCATATACACTGGCTCTTATATTCTGGGTAATTGCTTTTATAATTGGGATATTATCTTAATACCCGTATTAAGTTGGCTTTGACTTTGACCTACCCAATAAAAATTCAAATCTAATGGATATTTTTTAGTGGGGTTAAACCTACTGGAGAGTATAGGAGTATCATTGCTAACAGCAGGGGGCATTGAAACTCTTGTAAGAGTATAGGAACCCAATCCAGTTGTTTTTGTTGTAAAGTATGAATTACTTGGTAAATCGTAGTTAGGACTAAAAGCATTACCATTCTTATCGAGGCAGGACCAAGATAGCATGTCGTAATTTGCGGGGTACATACTCATACTAGAAATAAGGACATTAATAGCATATCTATTTTGATTTACTATCCAATTCTTATATAGGTCACCATCATCCATAGATCCACTTTCACCACTAATATTGGTGGTAGTATAAAAAAAAACATCTACGTTTTCTCCATAGAGGAGCATAGGATTAAAACGTATTTCCCAGTATTCGGGAGTAGTAATCTTAAGATTAATTCTATTTCCAGATTCGTTTTGAGTAAGTACACAAGTTCCAGAAGTACCATTGGCTAATGCCGTAATCTGAATCTCATTGTTACTCTTGTCTTCTTCTAAAAGATAGTCAGAGTTATTGATGCTAGCAGTATATCCAACCCCAATAACTCCGGACGATTTGCCATTTACATATTTAGTTTTCTGGGATTGGATATTCCATCTCTCAGAGTTACCACTATTGATGGTAACAGATACATCTTGGGTGGATCTCTCCACTGCTCTAAAGTTTATTATTTCCATATATTCTTTTAAGTTTGGTTTATAGAAAGAACTTTGATATTGTAATCTGCCAGAGGGATAAGGTGGATGAGAGCCAGGGATGTTTTATTCCCTGGTTTCTCTGTGTGTTATGTGGGCATGTGTGGTGTGGGATATCTTGGCATGCCTCTAATACGAGGTGTCAAAAAGTTGTGGTACTAAAATGTGTATTTGCCTTTAAGGTACCCCTTAATGCGAAAGCCTAAAATCGTGGGGTACTAAATGGGGAGTACGGTTCCGTTAAATTTAACATTTGAAAATAAAAATTAAGGGACAAAGTTTTTATTTGTCCCTTTGCGCTTTCTAATTATCTACTAAATGATTGTTTAAATTTTCTTTAAATTGTTCGTTTAAACAATAACATAAGTATAATAAAAAAGTTTTAAAAGAAAATTTTTTATAAATTGTATATTCAACTTCATTTAAAGAGTTCATGCTTATTTGTTCAATCAATAGAAATTGCTCTACATTAATTAATTGAAAAGTTTGTACGTCAATAATAGTAGATATTATTCTATGATTTGATTTTAAAAGAATATAAACTACATATAAAGCACTAACAAAAATAGCTAATAAGATAACAAACAAAATTAATAACATAATAATTTTATTTTTATGATAAGGAGTAAAATTTTACTCCTTATCTGATTTTGTTTTATTTCATTGATTTTTTCACGATTTCGAGACCTTTTATCAATATCTTTTTCTTTTCTTCTTTAGTATTTTCGCTTGCAATCGAAGAAAAAGAAAAATCGTTTAAAACATAGACTTGCTTATAAAAGTCTATAAATCCCTCGATTAACTTTTTATCAGCATTGTTTGCAATCGTAGAAAGAAAGTTAAAAGTAACGTTTCTAAACTTTTTTCGTAAAGATTTGATTTGTTTTTCGTTTGCTCCCAAAAACAACTCTTTTTTATAAATTTCTGTTTTTGTTCCTAAAGCTGTTTTAAAAAGTCCTTGATTTTTTTCTTTTACAGAATTTAAAACATCTAAAGCAATCAAACTATTTGCTTTGCTGTTTGCACTTGCTTTTTCTGCACTCACTTTATTTACTTTTGTTGTCATAATAAAAACGCTTGAATATTTTATTATTATTATTTTATAACCTTTTTGATAGATATTCAAGACTTATTAAACTATCTAATAAGGTTTGTTTCATTTCTGTATTGCAAAGATAAGAACTATTTTTTAATTAGCAAAATTTTTAGAGAAATAATTTCTTAAAAAGTTTTAATTAAAAATTCATTCAAATATCGCTTTATCTTTTCGACATTGCAAAGATACGGACTTTATTTTAATCTACAAACATTTTCAAGAAAAATTTTTGAAAAAATGAATATTTTTATTTTCAAAATTATTTTTGTGAAAAATCTATAAATTCAAAAATTTATTGCACCCTAAAAAGGACTTAATTTTTGCACTTAATTTTGGAGGTTCACAAGGGAAATCTTCGCACGCCTTGTAGTGGGCATATATGATATGTATAAGGATATTCCTATATGGCCTATGCCTGTCCTCTTGAGAGTGTATTATATACCTGTATATTGAAGGCCATTAATCGACTAAGGTGATAAAGAATTAAGGCCGATTAGCTATATCCCTATTATTGCCCTCTATAAACCTATTAGGTCCTAATTCAATAAGGCCATATAGGGACTATGGTAAGCCTATAGAGATTAGGATAGCCTATAAGGGCTTACTAAGTTAGCGTAAGTAAAACCCCAGGTACCTAAGTTAGGCCTGGGGCAATGTAGTTAATCCTTGAATAGGTAGAAGGTAATACCATAGGCCTTGTAGGTATCCTCGGCAGTATCGGTATCAGCCATAGGTTCCTCTTCGAGAGAATTGAAGGTAAAGAATTCATCGTCGGTATTATAGTATACCAGAATTTCGGTTACCTTAAAATCTTGGATTAGATTAGTTAGGTGTTCGAAGTAATCGGTCTCATCGTAGTGAAAGTCAGTGATAGAATTATCGTAAGTATTAGCGATATACTGATACCAAGGATAATATGGGTCATAAGTGCAAAGATAGGCTAGCAATGAATTAATGATTGCCTGAGGATTCTTCTGTCTGAAGGATGCTTGGTTTGAATTTGATTTCATATCGGTATATTTTTAATTATTAATACTTTATTTTTCTCTTATGCAAATATAGAAATAATATTTTAAATATGCAAATAATGCTGGGGTACCTTTAGGTTAATTTGCCTTAATCTCTGGGGCCATGAATGGAGATTGCCTTAATCCTAATTTGCTTAATCCCCATCCCCTACCTATTGCTTATTATATATATATATAATACTAATAAAGGTACTGGGGCTCTAGGCAATCTGGGTACCCCTAAATCACAAAATTGTCCTAGAGTTCTGCAAATATCCATAATATAATTACTAAGCAAATAAATTACAGAGTTACTAGGAATATTACCTAAATATGCCCCATGAAAGCCTTAAATCCTATAAACCATTTAGCCCTAAAACCTAATATCCTATTTACCTAACCCCAACCTATATGTATTATATAATACATAATATAATAACTTGGTGAAGGTAATCAAGGTAAATTGTGATGGCCATTAATCGACGATGTACTAAAGCTATACTACCTACATACATAGAAGCTACATAACATATCTGTATTATATAATCCCCTACCTTCGAATTACCTTGAATGCAATCTATAATATAATACATATAAAGGGTACTCATGGCAATCGGATTTAGGGGCCATTAATGGTCGGATTTTGTGTACCTTTTAGGCCTTTTTGAGTTTGCCTTTAAAGTGTGTAGTAGAGCTATATGGTATAGTGGCTATATAGTGAGTTGAGTGGCTTTGTATAGTGAGTTGAGTTTGCCTAGCCTTGTTTGCCTAAATCCCCAAAACCCCCGGCGAGGTACCTTGATATGTATTAGGATATATTGATTATGTATTATATGATTGGTATAATAAGGGGTATATGTATTAGGTATTTATTATATGTACCTTAGTTAGCGTTAGTATGATTTTGTTTTATTTTTGTGTTGGGTGGGGGAGTATTGGGTTATAGGTGGGTTAGTATAATCCTATATGTGTAGGATACTAAAATTAGTGATGAGGTGTATAGGGTTAGGATTATTAGCTGTGAGATGATATACCTTATTTTGTTTGTTGGGTGGGAGTGCTTGTAGGCTTGGTATATTTTCTCATTGCGTATGAGGGTTAGGATAGTTCCTACGGATAGGATTATTCGGATTATGTGATAGATGATATTCATGGTAGTGATATTATATCGATTATGGTTATATCTGTTAGGGGTATCTGTAGTATATCTCTTATTTGTAATCTTATGTGTTCTGAGTGAAGGTGATTGTTGTTTATCCTTTGGTTGGGGTACCTTAGATATGGCCTTAGTTCCTCAGTTCTGTAGGGGATTACCATTTCTTCTGTGAACCCCTCTGTGTAGTCTTTAGTGTGTCCTGGTACCTCGAAAGATACCAGGAATTTTCCTTTTGTTAGCATGGCTTTAGTTCGTTGGTTAGTATTCTTATATCGGTAAATTGATTCATGTACTCCCTTTCTGAGGATATGTCAAGGCATTTACATGCTATGTAGTGGCCGTACATTGATATACCTGTTTGATAGCCTTGGTCTTCGTTTAGGAAGTTAGCTAATGGTATCTTGTCTACTGAGCATATCTTCTGATGACCTGGTAAGGTTTCTGAATCCGTATATCCTACAAAGTTATAAGTATCAGTGTTATCGGTCATGGTAGAGAATATTTCGATTAGCCAGTTAAAGTCCTCTAGAGGTACTCTGTCTAGCCATTCCCATCCGATTGGGTATTGGTTTACTGTTATGATTGGTTCCATATTATATGTCTTTTATGGCAGTGGTAGTTTGAATGAATTTTATCTCTTGGGATTCAAGGTGAACATATTCGAAGTATTCTTGGATTTCCTCAATGGTGTTGAATACCTTATCTGGGGCGTATACTCCATTTACTGCAGCTATGATTTCTGATTTAGCCCTGTTTGGGTCTTCTTGAAAAGAATGATAGCAAAGACTTATTTCATTGCAGTTATCGCTAGTATCTTCGATGATGACTAAAGTTGTTAGTGTTAGTTTCATGATGTTAATTGAGTTGAGGGTTAAACTTTGGTTTACCTAATAGTACGGTATGTGGGAGTTCATCTTCATCCAGGATTCCAAGTATGAGATACACATTAGGATCTTTGGGTATTTCGAAATAGAATCCCGGTTTAGGTTCATCCCCATTGAATGATACATATACTATTTTGGTGTTTTCTAATAAGCCATTTAGTTGTACATGGGATAAATAATTGCGAATAGCCGTATGAGGTTCTTCGGGATTGTTATCCCATATAGTTATCATATCGTTAAACCATTCGGGATGGTCGCATAGTTTGATTAATTGGTTTTTGATGTATGGTGTCATAGGTTATAATATTTTGATAGGTCCTCAATGAATTGTTCCTCTTCTTCAAAATAGTCCTGGTCTAATACATATTGAGATACGTAATGATGATAGAGTGGGCCAAATAATAGGGTAAATAGTTTACCTTTTGCTTCATCGGCAATTTGTTGAAGTTCATCATTTTCTTCTTCGGAAAGTTCAAAGATTTCGTTTATTATTCGGTCATTGGCAGTTTTCCAAGTTTTTACCAGTTCCCTGGCCTGTTCATGTATCTCTGAAGGTAATGAGTCTAAGATATGTTTAAGTTCTTCGGTAATCATAATGTTATTTGTTTATGGGTTTAGCAATTACTGATATGAATCCCTGTGGATATTGAGTATAGAATAATTGGTAGTTCCCTGTGGGCAAGAAGACTTGCATTATATTTGCAAGTAAGGGATAGATTTTCCATTGGTTTTCCTCTAGAAACTTGTTCCAGTCTTCAGATTCTTCTGGATAATTCCCAGATAGTTGGATATGGTACTGTTCCTGGTCAGCAATAAATAGGTTAGTTACTACTTGGATTTCGTCCGATTCCTTTTTATATTGGGTAATTGGGTACCAAAGTCCTTCGGTTTTCCATTTATTAAGTTGGAACAGAGACATGCCCTGTTCCAGTACGTTGAGTAATTTATATAAGTTTACCATAGTGATTATTTATTTAGTTGGTTAAATAATTCTGATACTGCAAGTTGTTGGAAGATTTCTGTTTCCCTGTGGTCTGATTCCCATTTTTCGATAGCATTGTAGATATTGGTATATTGGGATATCATGTCCTCATCTTGTTCATCGTCTTGGATAAATTCCCGGAGATGTTTTTTGAGTCCGGTTATGATATAATCCTGATGTTCTGGGGTTAATTGAAGGATTCCGAATAAGATAGCCTCTACCTGTGCGGGTGAATAATCATAATATTGGTCGTCGGCACCCTTTGTTAAGTCCATGTGAGAAATAATGTTTTCCCGGAGATTTTCGAAGAGAACTTCCTCTGAAGCATATGTGATGATATATCCTGAGATATAAGCAGCAAAAGGTTCATCCTCTAAGTCGATTGAGTAAACCTGGATATTGGTATCTTCCTTGTTAATGAGAAGACCATCGGAGTAATCATAAGTATAAATGGGGTGGGAAGCAAGCAGTTCCCGGATGGCCTCTAAATTTTTTAATTCTTTCATAACGTGTCTATATTTAAAATTATTTGAGAAATATTTCTCACTGCAAATATACAAAATTATTTCTAAACTTGTTTCTATAATTACTTTTATTTTTATAAATAGGGAGGTTCTGGGAGGTGTTTTGGGTGCCTCCCAGAGGGTTTTGTTAATATTGTCCTGTCATGGTAATGATAATGAAAAGGGATTCATCATTGAAATGTACCTGGATAGTATCTCCATAGGAGTTTGACATGTAATGAGAATTAGGGTTAAGTTCTTTTAATGGGTGATGTTCATCCCAATGAGAATTAATGAATTCTATCACGTATTGTTCAAAAGCATCGGATTCTCTGCAGTAGGTTTCTGCCTTTTCGTCATCGTCTATAGGATACTCCCGGAATTGGAGATTAAGAGTTCCCATATAGGATTCATCCGGATTTGAGATTTCATTAACTGATTGAGCAGTGTAACCAAAAGCATCAAGAGTTCCATTGAAGTAACCCATAATGTGATTTGAGATTTCGTTAATAGTTGTCATAAGAAATAAGTTTTGTGACCCTGTTCGAGGTCGGTTAATAATTATATTTATTTTTCTCTTATGCAAATATAGAAATAATATTTTAAATATGCAATAATTAAGGGAGCCCAGATGTTAGTGTTTCTGAACTCCCTGAGGATATATTAACTGGTTAGGGATTAGTATAATTCATCGGCCAGCATTGGTTCCTTGGGCTTATTTAATTTCTCTTTAGAACGTCTTGTAGCCCAATTCTCGTAGGGTTTGTAACTGAAGGTACGTGTTGTTTCATCGTATGCAGCATATACCATTTGTTTACGGGATATTCTCCTTCCGTAAGTTTTCTTAAGATTAGCAAACCAATCTAGATACTCCTGTAAAGAGTTAAAGATTTCTTTGTGCCCGTCTAAATCATTTTTAGGACGGGTCTTCCATGTTGCTTCTATATAGCATTGGTGTAGGGTAATTGAAATAAAGTATCGGCACCAACTACCACCAAAGATAGTGCCCGTGGAGAATTCTATCTCCCGAGCAACTAATGGACTAACGTTATACTTTGTCATGCGATTGAGAAATTAAGTTGGAAAATCCAGTTGTTTCTATCGAGTTGATTGAATGATATGAACCTCCCATCGTTATCGGTAAATTCATTCATGAATTGAACTGCAGCAGATGCTAATTGCCCCTTATAGGGATTAGTATCGGCAGTTATGATTGATTCGAAAATGAAAGAATAATAGGTGGTATCATAGATTTGTACCTGGTTTATATCCAAGCAATTGAGTTTGTAATCATCCTCTAGTTTGATTAAGAGTCCCATTAGAAGATTAAGAAGATTACCCTGTTCATCAGAGTCAAGTTCAAATGTAGATTTCTTTTCTAAGAAATTGCGAACTACCTTAGTTAGTTCGTCTGCTTGATTGTAAGTTACTGAGTTCGTTTTCATATTTTTGTCTATTTTTAAAATGATATGCAAATATAAGCATTTTTATTTTTATAGAAAAACATATCTATTTTATTTTTAAGGAGGCTGAGGATGTGTACACGCTATGAAAGGCAGTCTAATCCACTGCCTTTCAATTATTAAGGTAATTGGGGAGTTAGCAAATATAGAGCCTCTCTTATAATTGAACTCTCCATAGGTTCTAAAGAGGGTTCCTTGTTCATTAGTCCACCTTTCTTCTTTTCGTTTTCAAATACTTCATGTATGGCTTGCTTTAGTTTAGTAGCTAATACCTCTGATAACTCCTGAGATTTAAGAGAGATAAGTAACCCTTTTCGTATTTTCTCAACATCTTGGTCATTCTCAGTAATGGGTTTTGCTTCTACTAATTCTTGTATACCCGAGGAATATTCATCTAACCGTTCATATCCCAAATGTTGTAGGTCATTAATGAAGATACTGAATTCATCGTAAGTAAGTCTAGTATCAAAACCTACCCCATGGTATAGTTGTACTAAAGGTGTAAGGATTCTCCTCAATGTATTGAAATCCTTTAGGTGGTCTAATTTTATTTCGGACCTAATAGGTACTTTATATACCTTTTCACCCTTCAGTACTACTAGCAGAATCATTAGTCTTGGTGGTAGTCTTTTCTCGTTCATAAGCAAGTTTTTGTATTATAAGTTGTACATAGGTATTCCTTTCCTTATAGATGAACATTACCGAGAGAAGTATCTCATGTTTCGGTAATATCATTTGTATGAAATTGCCTGGAGCAATTACAGTAGCTACTACTGGAGAATCTTCCTGAGAGAAATTTTCCAGTATCATTTCTGCCCTCTTAATGGGTTCTGGCTTTGTTGGATTCAAAGTTAGGACTGGGGCTGTTATACATTCCTTGATGCCCTGTGTTAAGGCATTATATAACCATTCATCTTTTATATCCTCTACTTGGAGGTTTTTCATTGTAATCATATCCTAAACCTATTTAGAGTCCATACACCCAGGATATTAGAGAATACCCATAGTTCCCAGTTTTTGTAAAAGTTATAGGGTTTACTGAATTGAGATGTTTGAAATATTATCTGATTTGGTGTTCTAGATAACATTTCTGCATGGCAAGTTAATACTCCAGAAGATAATTGAGCTTTAAAAGCTTTAATAATATCTTCATCACTTTTAGTCTCTAATGAGGTAAGCAATTTAATAAATTCTACCTCTACACCTTGAGACATGTTTACATTTCTGAAGGCAAACTTTTCTTTATTTTCCATATTCGTCATTTTTAGATAAGAACTCTTGAGCTAGTTCATCTTGAGTTCTTTCGATTATGTTCTTTACTATTGTTTTATTTTCTACTCTAGCCCACATATATAGCATGCCCAATTGAGCATCCATATAGCAATCTATAAGAGATGGGTCTTTTCTAAATACATCCCATTGTTTTACGAAATTTGTTTGAACCAAATCCCTATAACCCTGGTCTGATATGCCATCTTGGTCTATATAAGCAGATACCCTTTTCTTGACTTCTAAAAGGATTTTCTCTAAGCTTTCGGGTAATCTGAAATTTTCTGGTAAGTTATGATATACCAAAGCATTAGGTATCAATTCCTCAAAGGTAAACTGATTATCGAATAGATTTTTAGGATATCTACCTGAAAATATCAATGGTAGCTTATACCTTAGCAACGATGGTACTACGTCGTATATAGCATAATGTCTTCTATATTCTCGGTACAAGTCAAAATATAGATTCTCATCGAATATACCCGATTTCCTCATTATTGTCTGTAAAGTATTATAAGCAGCATTGATATGAGTATTACTCAATTTGAATACTAAGTTGCCATTTTTAATAGCAATGAGTTCACTACAGCATCTCTTTCGTCTAAAGAAGTTCATGTGATTAAAATGTAAAGTCAATGTATATTTTCCTTTTTCCCTTGAGAAATTTTTCGTGATTTGAGTCATCATACTTATGGCAAGCATAAGTCTTAGATGATTTATCATAATGGTCTCTTACCCATACTGGAGCAGTATCAGTTGGTTTTAATTTAAAGTATGTACCCTGATTAACCTTGTTAACCTGAGTCTCTTTGTAAGATGTCTTTGGTAGTTCCATATTTTTGTCTATTTTAAAATTGATATGCAAATATAATTCTTTCTTTTTAAATATGCAATATCCGGATATAACTATGGAAGCTTACTATTTCGGAGGAATTGAGATGCAAATGAGCCGTCCTCTTTCTCTTCTTCCTCAAAGTCTTCATATTGGTATAACTCTGGGTCTTCTTCGTCTGGGTCTATACGCATTTCGATTTCTCTACGTAGTTCATGATGTTCTTTAGAGAATGAAGACATAGCTCCCTTATAATCATCAGTAATTTGCATTAACTCTGCTTTATTAAGGTTAAGACCCTCTTTACTTGTATCTACTCCTTCTTGTTTAGTAGCAACTACTTCAGGTAGAGACTTAATGTCATACCTGTCTTCCAATAGTTTAGCCTCTTCTGGTTTATCCAATACCCTTTGTGATTCCAATACGATTTGACGTGCCTCTTCAACGGTGATTGCATTTTGCTGTGTTACGTTGTTCTGTTGATTGAATTGAGCAAATATATTCGTAGTACTTCCTCCAGTGAGATTACGTACGATAGACTGCAATGATGTAGAGGATTCAAGCTTTAATTTAAGGGCCTTTCCCAGCTCGGCAGATATAAACGGTACGTATTTCCCTCCCTGAGATTCTCTTAGGATATTAACCTGATGGGCTATTTCCATACGGTCTTCTAATGCCCATGCTAGTTGTTCTCCCATTAACGCTTGAAGTAAATCTTCTGCTTTTTCTTTATCCCATATTCTAGAGCTTAATAGCCTATCTCTCATAAATACCCGTATGTAGTTAATATCTATACCCATACGATATGAGAATGTATTTATATCATAAGTGATACCACATAATACTCCATTACCCATCAGCCATTGATTAATAATGTAGTTGTGTATCTTTATCAGAAGTTCATCATTTGGGTTCTTCTGATATTCTAATGCCATTGCAGTAGTCCCCATAGGTCTTGGGAATCTTACCATTTTATTTTCCTTTTCTGACATACAAATGAGATTTTCTGATATCGGAACTTTCATCATAACCCATATACTCTAAATCGAACCTTACATACAGATTCAAAGATAGGTTATAGAAATATCCCTTATATTTTTTCTTACTTACTGATAAATTAAAAGGTTCACCAGAGATTAGGTCCCTGGTGAATACTAAATTACCTTTCCCAGTGATGGGAATATTAAGGCAAAGTTTATAATCTCCTACCTTAAATTTATTCCCATGCAGGTCTGTGATTTCCCTTGCCATAGTTTGCCTTTTTATGGTTCGTAGGTTTTTTGTCTTGTTTACTACGGTTATTGGTTATCCACTTTTGCTCTTCGATTAATTTCTGAACCTTTGGGAATAACCTTTGCCTTAAAGGAACTACCTGAGTAGCGAAAAAGGCATTCCATAATTTCTGAGTTAATGGTTCTCCTATTTTAAGTTCTGAGATTGCCCAGAATTTAGTTTCGAAATTCTTAACTATTTCCCTAAATCGGTAATAGTATATATTGCCAGTCTTTTTATCTATCCCAATTGTAGTGGTTTGGCAATAATCTAGAAATTCTTTACCTAATTCGGATATAAACTCTTCCCTTTTAAAATCATAATTCTCTTGGTCGAGCTTAAATAATTTTACGTAATCGATTGCTTCCATATAGATTTAGTTTGTGATTATTAAACGAGGTATACTTTCATCTGTAATTTGAAATAAGTACCCTCTTACATCATCCTCATAATAAGAGGACCAATATGTTCTTCTAACTCTGAAATTATCAAGGATTGCCCCTTTGGGTACTCCAGTAATAAATAAGCAATGCTTAGGCATCATTGGAGTAATCTCAAATTTCCCATCCTTGAAATTACCATAGGTACCGTAGTCGGGCATATTACCCGTAAATCCAGTATTCTGTAATATGTCTTGAACCAGAGTAGTTTGGGGTATTTCCTTTTGGTTACATTCTATGGTTAACTTCGATTTGCCTATATATAGGTCTTTAACTATTTCTCTAAACATTTGTATACGATTATATGGGTAATACCATTTTTCTTGAAGTAAAGGTTATTCTGTGAACGTTCCTCTAACTTCTTTAATTCTCTTCGAGATTCAGTACAAATTCTATCAGATTTCCTTAACATATCTGATACATTATCCCAGATGGGTGCCATTGGTTCTACTGGCCCTGCATAGATAACCTTATGTTTAGTTTCTATTTGGAGATATTTAGATTTATACTGATATTTGCCTTTGCAATAAAGTACGTTATACTTTTCGGGTTCGTTTCTTTTTTCGTTTTCCATTTTTGTTAGGATTAATGTAATCGGATATTTCATCAAGTTGCCCTAAAAGCAATGCCTGAATGAAAAGGTTTATAGGCCTGAAAAAGAAATTCCTTACGTTATCGGTATTTATATACCAATCGTAAACGATAAAGAACTTCTTAATCTTGGAGTGCTTAAGTGAATGTTGGATTAGATAGGACTTACAACATCGTTTATGTAATTCTACCAATTCTTTGTCCTGCTTAAGCATCTCTTTATCAGAGAAGATAGTGTAATCCATTTTGTATGAATTGAGATGCCCAGGTAATTATCCCGGGCACCTGGTTAATAAAGGTTTATGCAACTTGTTCTGGTTTGAGGACCTTCTTTTTAAAGTCCTCATAGGCTTTAGCCGCAGCCTTAAACTCCTTAGAGTTTGTATCTTTGATACGAGCCATTGCAAGTTCCAATCGATGGAGTTCGTTTCGAGTTTGTTGTCTCCATTTCTTCCGAGCAAGAGTATCAACTACATCGGCAGGATATACGTATTTAACTTCCCGATTAGAAATTACCTGTTCGATGATGGATGGTTTTTGTTGTTCCTTAACTTCCTTGACAACCTGTTCCTTTTTGGAAGTTTGGGTTTTGGGAGAGAGTTCTACCAATTTGGCATTGGCAAAATTAGTGGCAGCTTCTTGAGCATCTTTTACCAATTCCTTTTTAGTCTTTTTGGCCTTAGGAGCAGAAGCCTTAGCAGTCTTAGAATTTTTAATTCCTTCAAGTTGTTCGGCAACCTTAGTTGCAACCAGGTTAGTAACCTTTGATTCATTCTTTTTCATAACGTCTATATTAAAAATGTTAGTAATTTGATTTCTTATTGCAAATATAAGCATTATATTTTAATTACAAAAATAAATCGAATAAATTTTTATATTTGCTAAGGTTAATCGGCTAGGAAGTCGAAGATTTCTGGAGGATAGTTAATTTCATCCTCTGGGTCATTTATGTAATCTTCGTAATCCTCGTTATATTTATCGTAAATGTTATCTTGTGATGTATTGGGTACCCTTGTACATCTTTCAGGATATTTCTTTACGAAGTCATAGGCTTCTTGAGTAGTCATTACCTTGTCTGAGGTAAATTCGTAGGTTACATAAGAATAAGTTTCACCCAATCTAGAAACTTCATATTGCTGGTATCCAGATTTCTCAATCTTATAGATTTGATTTTCTGGAATAGTTTCTATTTCTACCCTATACTTATACCATTGTTTCTTTTGCTCCCTTTCTTTTGGTTTAATGCCCATGCTATCTTGAAGAGAGATTAACTTGGTTATTGGACTTTCAAAACGAGAAGGAGCAGTGCTCACTTCTACTGGATGAGTTCTATTCTCACCAATAAAGTAAATCACTGCCCCCAAGGTTACCAGGCCCAATATGAATTTAGTTTCTGAGTTCATAACCTGTAGTTTCGAATTTATTTTTAATGTTCTTTGCAAGGTATTTACCTTTTGATTCTGCTTGATGTAAACCGTTGCAGATTTCGTAAGGTACACCATCATAGCGATAAACTCGATTACCTTTAAAAGCAACCCAAAGTTGTTTTTTCTTTGAGTCATAACCAAAGCCCTCAATGTTAGAGGATTCGCAAGGAATCATTTCGACTCCAGTGTTCATTTCTACTGATTCTAAGTATTCGTTCTTTTCCATGTCTATATTAAAATTTTAAAAGTGTTAGTTCTGGGTGGAATTTGAGATTTGCCCTCTGGAAGATTGCCCAGGTACCAAGTACTCCCTGAGAATTAGTATGTACCCATTCATCTTCCATTCTGAATAATATGTGAGAGCATACCAGCATTTGGTATTCACTTAGCATATTTATCAGTTGAGGAGTATTCTCGATTTCCACGTATAATTCAATGTGCTCATCTAGTGCTCGAATTATTTCGTCATCCTCAATCTGAAGGAGTTTTTTGATTAAGTCTTGGGCAATATCATTTCCATTTTTAACGTCCTCTTTGATTGAGTTGAGTGATTCAATCTGAATACCAGCAATGAGCTTTACGATGTCTTTTGTTTCCTTGTCCATAATTAAATTTTCTTTATGCAAATATACTAAAATTATTTTATATAAAATACTCTTTTAATAAATACGGAGGTAAGTGTTAGCGGTTCTTGATTTCCTCTATCTTTTCCTTGATTGAGTCGGGGAAGATAGCATCATCTACCCATCGCATAAAGAATTTAGAAGGCTTCTTTTCTGGATTGAGAAGTAATTGTCTTTGCTCTGTAGAGAACTTAATACGTTCGTCTTCCCTCATATACTTGGGAAGTTTAGTGAATTCTGCCTGAGAAAAGGAGATTACGTTTTTACCAACTTGGGCCCTTAATGGTTTCTTCCTTTCCTTATAGAGATATGGGATAATCTTTTTCGATGGTCCCCCAAGTATGCTAAAACCAAAGATTACCATTGGGTCAAATTTATCTGCTTTTGGGTCCTTAGCCCGTTTGATACATCTTGCCATCCAAGAAAATGAATTGGGATATTGCTTATTGTCTGTTGCTTCTCCCACATCTTTTTTATTAAACTCAAATCCAGGAAAGTGAAATAGAAAATCTTCAGTAAGGATAAATACAAATCCCAATCCTCTAAGATATTTAATAATATCTTGTTGGCTTTTACCTTCTTCAATCATTTTTTCTACATCTGCAAGAATGTCCTCCCTTGGTGATTCCAATTCCTTAGTTGTAGACCCTGCAGGTCTTCCTCTGCCCACATTAGGTGCCTTAGCAGGCAATGTACCAGATAACCTATCTAAGTATTCTTTGAAGTTATCAATATCTTGTTTATTAGTAAGAGTTACTTCTACTCTTATGGGACCGTTATGCTGTACTTTTGGACCTGAATTCATCTCGGTATAGGCATCTACCAACCTATCAGATAAGGGAGTACCATTCTCTGATAGTGTAGTGATTCTAAGTTTTGGTTTATATACTTCTTGTTCCATTTTCGACTTAATTAGAAAATAAAAGGCCTGAACAATTTTTATATTGCCAGGCCTTCTACCATTATTAACGAATACTCAAAAATATGATAAGTAAAAGTAAAAAGTGCTCTTATTAATCTTCTTCTTTAGCGGCCTTCTTTTTCTTCTTGTCTTTGGCCTTCTTATCTTTCTTATCGGAAGCCGGTTTCTCTTTTACCTTTTCTTCCTTCTTTTTCTTAGTTTCCTTTTCCTCCTTAGGAGCCTTACCTGAAGCAAGTTTTCTTTGCTCCATACGATATTTTTTCTTCTCAGCCGAAGTCATTTCTCTGCCATCGATGAGAGGATAATCGTATTTGGTAGCTGTTCTACCACCATTTCCTTTCTTTTCCTTTTTCTCTTTGGCAGCCTTCTTCTCAGCTTTTTCCTTCTTCTCTTTTTCCTGGAGTTTTACCAATTTCTTGTTGTTCTCTTGGTCAGCTTCAGGATAGGCAGCAGCAACTTTGTCTCTTTCCTTATTGAGCTTGTTTACAAGTTCGGTAACCTTTTTACCATGTTTCTTGTCTTTGGTCCAATCCTTAGTAGGGTCCAACTTGTTCTCTTTAAGGTAAGCATCCAAAGCTTTCTTAACCTTTGTGAGTTCCGGAGTCTTGGATTCCGATTTACTCTTCTTTTCTGTTTTCTTAGCCATTTTCATTTATATTAGGTGAATAATTGAATTTCCTATTTACATAATACCATAGTTATACCTTCCTAATTTGGGTTGGGATTTCTTTAATTTCTAGGATTTCTAAACTGCATTGTTTTAAAACTGCCTCGAGTTGAAGTATATCTTCTACCTCTTTCTGAGATAAGTCCGTAAAAGTTTGTTCAAAAGTTTCTTTCTGTTCCCCCCTTATAAAATTAAATTGGGCAACAATATAAGTCCCATGAAGTTTTTTATTCAGGGCTCCTTTAAGAGATATGAGTTTTCTTTTCAGATAATTACTCTTCAACCTATGGGATTGGTATTCGCCTTTCTTACCCTTACTAAGAGCTACCTTTTTAAGGTACGAAACATAATCTAATTCTCTGAGAGTTTGATTAATGTTTCCCACTAATAATCTTAAGTCTTTTTCCATTTGGGTCTTTGCATTACTTGGTTAGATACTTCCTGAGTTTCTTCTGATAGCATTTCTCTTGCCTCATTTATTATATTGATGGCAAGTTCCCTTTCATCTGGTCCCAGGTTTAATTCTTTATCTTCTAGTACATCAGTATAAGTATTTATTAGATTATCCAATGCAAGTATTCGAATATTCTTTCGAATTGCTAATTTCTCTTCTTCCATGGGTATAAAAAATTAAAGCCCACTACCTTCGCAGGCAATGAGCTTTTGGCTGAACAACGTCCTAAGTGTAGATGTTATTCATATGAACTTAAACTCTAAATTTATATAGCAGACATATGGGATAGTAGTTAGTAAGTTAGAGTTTAATCTTCTGATTCTTCCTCTTCTTCTTCCTTAGCCTTTTTGTTTTTCGGAGAACAAATAACGCCATGTCCTTTCTTAGACTTAACGGTAAGAGTTCCTGGAACGAATGAAACTGAAGTTGATACCGGTTTGCCATCCGTAACCAATACAGAAGTAACCACTACACCCTGATAGCCTTCCTTGTTCTTAACGGCATAACCAAAGTTCATTACCTTGGATTTGTCGTTAATGGCAATAACGTCGATTTGCTTGCTGTTAGGGCGTTGTTCAGCCGGCCGATTCTTGAGTGCCTCTTGACGAGCTTTACGTTTAGCTTCTTTTTCGGGGTCTTTTTCCTTATCTCCTTTCTTCTTGGAGTCTGATTTCTTTGTTGCCATAATTTTTAATGTTTTATAAGTTAATGGTTATTATAAGTAAACTTCTACGTTTATTAATAGTTGATAGTAAAGGTAGGGAAATTTCCCTACCTTCTTTTAAATCTTGAATACAGTTACCAGATTACTTTTTCCCTTTCTTGCCCTTACCTTTGGCTTCTTTCTTTGCCGGCAATTTGAGACCGAGTTCTTTGGCAATTGCTTTACGGAGTTTTTCGACGTCGTCTTCATCGTAATCGTCTGGGTCAGTTTCAAGATCTTTGTCGTCGCAGACATCCTCAAGTTCTTCGAAGTCCATTTCGGCAAGTTCTTCACCGGTCAGTTCTTCCTCTTCTTCTTCCTCTTCGGAATCATCATCATCATCATCCGATTCCTCATCTTCCTCTTCGGAATCATCATCATCATCATCCGATTCCTCTTCTTCCTCATCATCATCGTCATCATCATTATCATCCGATTCTTCTTCTTCTTCCTCGTCATCGGATTCAGAACCAAAAAGGTCTTCGGCTTCTTCGGCAGAAAGCATGATAGGAGCAGGGATAATCTTTACTGAGCCGTCTTCGTACTTAATGATGATTGCACCATTGATTTCTGTTCTGGAAACTTCTTTCAGTTCCACTTCTTTTTTCTTCTTAGCCATTTTCGTAATGTTTAAGTTGGTTAATAATTTATTTATATCACTCTGTTATAAGTTTCTTTACCAGTATGGATTTCTGAGTATACCCAGATTTTAATAATTCCTCCTGAGCAATATTGAATTGTTTTATCTCATCTAGAGTTGTCTTTAATTCTAATTGAGATTCAATTGTTATTGCCTGAGAGGCAAGTTCCTTGTCACCTTGATAAGTGACTATCTTAAACTTCTTACCTGCAAATGGGTTTGCTGGTTGATGTGCTGTGATTTTAAAACCTTCGTTATTATTCATTGCTATATTTAATTTTAGTTATCCCAGGAATACCCACCTTCCCAAATACTTCGGTATAGGATTTGTATTTCCCTTTTATCATTGTTTTATAGTTATCGGATAATCGAATTGGGTAGACCCATATTTTATTTTCTATCATCCTATTTGTCATTATATAAGCATAAGACCTTCTAAGTTTAATACTCTCTAATGGAACAAATCCTTGAAATAATAAAGACTTCTTAATAAACCTTTCTTTAGGCAAATACCCTAAAAATTTAAGTGATGCCTCATCGAATATTTCAAGCATATCCCTTTGTGCTTTGATAAATAGTACCTTTTGTATTGGGATGTTCATCTTCTTTCTTAAATATAAAGCCAATGAACTTACCAATGGAGGATACTGCAGGAATAACAGATTGAATTTATTTTTCTCCTCTTGACTCAGCCTGTTGTAAATCCTGTAGGATAGCAAGATTGATTTGTAATCTCTTTTGCCTTGTATACTTGGGAGATATGCCTTGCCGTTGTCCATAGAGTTTGATTGAGTACCTTTCATTGAATTCCTTTTTTCCTTTAGACTTAAAGACTCGGTGCATTTGTACCATAAATCTTCTTCGTCGGTGTTTATCTATGTGATATTCATCGGGCATTATGAACTTCCTTGCTTTTACGAATTTACCCTTAAACCAGAATTTAGTACTACCCTTTTTAAGAAGTTTACCATTCATATCGGATAATTCTCTAATGCCTTGTTTTATAAGTTTCCTCCCAGATATTATATGGATATATTGAAGAACATCTACACCATAAAGATAAACTAAGGTAACCTTTACTTGGTGTCTAGTAAAGTATGGTATACCGGTTAGATGTTTCCTATATAATTTCTTTTCAGTAACAATCTTATTGGTGGTATCTGGTCTCCAAGTCCATATATAATACCTATCTGGTCGTATGGGTCCGTTGTTACTTTCCTTTAGCTTTACCATTTATATTCCTCTTTGCCATTCTATACCAAAGATTGATAGATTTCTCATTTGCTTCGGGGAATTTCTTTTTCATTCTCCGAATAACTCTATCAAGTTCAAAACCTTTTGCAGTTAATTCGAATACATAAGATTTCTTTGTACCCTTGATAAGATTAAATTCATCCCTCTCTCTTGGTGGTTTCTTTTCTCGAGGTTTCTTTATCCCAGGAACTCGTTTGGTTCTTCTTTGCCCATTTTCCCCTTCTTCTCCGAGAAACCCAAGCCTTAATCGAGAATTTCTTAATGGGTCATCTTTCGAATACCCAATATTTTCTAATTGCTTATCCATCCAATCGTCATATTTATCAATTAACGATTTATCGGGCTTTTCTTCTGATACATTGATATAATGTAATAAGTCAAATACCCCAGCAGAACAAGCATCAGGGAAAGGCATCCCTAATATTATTGCCTTTCTCTTTAAATCCTTATAAGTCATGTTTCTCCCAGAAGCACCAAGGAAATTTGATTTCTCCTTGGATGGAGCTTTCATGTCTTTTCTACTCTTTTTTGCCATATCATTAATATTTTAAAGTATTCATTTATTTTCTTTGCAAATATAAGAATAAATAATTTAATCTTATCTTATTTCTCTATTTATTTTTATAAAAATCCGAGGTTTTTGCTCGGTTCGCAGCAGTGGATTTAGGTTTTTTAGGCTTTCTCTTGATATGTGTGTTATAAGCCATATCCAATTTCTTAATATTGAATTCTATGTTGTTCACTTGATTATAGTTTACTGCTCTTTCCACACAGCAACGGTACTCTGGCCAGAATTTTTGTCCAAGCTTAACAGATTCGGTTTTAATCATGAACTTAGATACCATAAAACCAAAGGTATCAGCATCATCTTTAGTTTTAAATACATATATGTAAAATCTACTAAATTCATCTACTACTTCATCCAAAGGTCTTACTGGTAACAATAGATAACCATCGGTATATAGGTCCTCAGATATTAAAGCTACCCAATACTTTTTCTTTCCTGGTTTTACTTTATACCTAAACCTTTCCTTGAGTTTAGTGTGCATCCAATCCGGTACTCTATTAAGAAGATACTTGATATATATCTTATCCTTCTTATTCGACCGCCTTTTAAATGCAGATGGCTGTTGTAGCATCCTTGGAAGTATTCTAAAGTTATTCCACCTATCAAATTCAAGAATTAATCTTAGAGTATCTATGTCCCATTCATCATCAGACTCCTTTAACCTCTTCATGTTTCTCTCTATATTTTTAGAGTTTACCTTTGGGAGTAATTGAGCCGAGTCTCCTGTGAATAAGCTTGCTTCTTTTCTTTTTAATCGTTTCTCTAAACATCCCTCCATATAATCTTGGAAATTCCTCTCACAGGGGCAATCTGGTCGAAAAATAGAAGTGTGTTTCTCAAAAAAATCCGAGAATAGCCTAAAGAATTTCTCTGACCGTTCCCGGATTTCAAGATACTTGTAATGAGATAACTTTAAAATTTCACCAGCTTCCCATGAAGATTTACTTTCTGATAGTTGAAGGAATAATGATTGTTGTTCTTTATCAATTAAACAACTCCAGGCTTTTTGTTGAGCTTCGTTCATAACATTAAATTCTCCTATATCTCATTATACTATCAATTGCTTCATTGGTTATCTGATTAGGATCATATTCCCCAGAATTAGCATAAAGTTTATCTGGGTCATGGTTTAAATATACACTATAAATGACGTTGTCAAAGGGTAACCATACTTCCATTCTCCCCATTTCGGGGTATATAAGAACTTTTACCCTTTTACAAAGATGGTCAACCTCTAATACTGTAGCATCTACTCCCTCATAAGGATAACCTCGTAATACTAAGTAATCTCCAGGCTTTACATTGACTAAATCATCCACTGAAAACTTCTTATTCTCTCTAGCAATACGTTTAAATCGCCTTACTTCTTTTCTACTACAAGTAGCCACTAAAGAAAAATCATCAAATTCTTCGGCATTGTCAATCCTTACCTTTTTCTTTCTTGGGTGCATTGTCTCGGTATTACGTAACCAAGTTCTGATACCAGATATATTTCTACGTAACTTATTAAGAAATGGCCTTGAGAATGCTAATTTAGTAGGCATTCTCATAAAACCATAATTGAATAATACTGGTACTTCTTCGAATACCATCTTACCCTTTGTGGTTTTTCTTAATACGTTTACCATAGGAATAATTGCCTTGATTTGGTCATACCCCTTTTCTTTGAGTTCTTTATTGATTTTATCACAGTACTTCCTTTCAAGGTAAAATATACAATATGAGTATGGGGTATGCTTCTTCATAGGTTACCGGTTTTTAATAATTAACTTAGCTTGTTTATGTACTAACTTATAGTTTACATTCTTCAGTATATCACTAGCCATGAATACATAAAGAATCTCACCTATCTTTGGTACATCGATTACCATAATATTGGCTTTATCGAATAGTGGTTTATAGAATACGGAAGATAAATCCTTTCCAACTACAAAGAAAAATTCTTCTGAGGGCATTGAATTATATCTCATACAGAGTATGGGAACTTTATTTGCTCTTTTTGCATCCTTAGAAGCTTGTTCCCAGAATTTCAGTATATCGCATCCCTTATTACCTAAGAGTAGATGTTCAAACTTAATCTCTTTATAATTCTTGCATTCGATGGATATCTTACATCTATGAGCATGCCTTTCATCAGTACAGGTTAAATCGGAAGTGGAGTCCTTGTTTGAATGCCAAGCTCCACTCCCCGCTCTATTCCTTTCAAATTTGTATCCGGTCCATTTTGTAAACCAAGCACCTATCTTTCTTTCGAATCGATTTCCTTTATTCTTAGAGTTCATAATATAATGGTGTATTGTATTTTTATATACCATTATAGTAATTGGTACCTACTCAGGCCTTGGGTCTTTTCCACTTGCAAAATTTTAGTATTACCTAGAGGAAGAGAATCTAAGTGGGTTATCAAGAATAAAGTTTTCTCTTTGAATATGTAACGTATTAAGGAAGTAACTATTTCTATGTTATCTGAACTTAGTGATTCAAATACCTCATCAAGGAATGCTAAGTTAATACCCTTAGAGGCAGTTAAAGCCTCATTCATTGCAAAAGCCATTGCTACACAGACCAATTGTTTCTCGCCACCCGATAGTTCATCGTAATCTATAATCATCCCATCTCTTTCAATAAGAGTAACAAATTCTTTTCTAGCAGTACCCAAATCAATATTAAATTCGATCCTAAATCCTAATACCTCTGAATACTTATCGAGGCATTTATTTAAGAACTCAAGTGATGAATCAAATAGGTAAGCCTTAATCCCATTATTACCCAATGGGTCATTAATTAACCAGTTATAATTCTCTAACTCTAACTCTTTATTGTGAAAGTCTTCATCAACCTTCCGTAAATTCTTCCTAATCTCCTTAAGTTTTTGTTTATACTTTGGAGACATGACCTTAAGCTTTTCTTGCTTGAGCTTAGCCAGGTCTTCGTCAATAGAAGCAATATCAGAAGCAATATCATCACAGTCTGATTTTAATTTCTTATACCTATCATTTACACTACTAAGTTCTTCCAACCTCTCTAAAGCCTCTTGATACTCTTTATCATATTTGTCAAGGTCAGAAAACGCTTTATATATTGATTTAGCATCACGTAACGCACGTTTGTAGTGACCGGCTTCTAACTGTATTACCAATTCTTTGATTACTTTCTTAAGGGGTACATTCGATAAATTCTTTGCATCTTTTATCTTACTCCTCAAATCAAGGATTAGTTCATTTTGTTTTTTAATCTTTATCTGAAGCGAAGCATCTACTTCATCCTTGATTTGTTTTTGTTTTTCAATTAGTAGCTTAGTTAGCTTTTCCCTATCTTGCTTTAACTCTCTTCTTTCTTCTTCAATTTTTTGCTTGAAGGATTTTTCTCTATCTCTCATATCGAAGTAAGCTTCCTTGTTAGCCTCTAATTCTTTCTTAAGCATTTGAGACTCATGCTCTACCTCATTTATTTGAGATATCAAGTTATTTTTATCTTGTAATGCAATGCCTTTAGCAAGGTTTAAGAACTCTAAGTCAAATACTTCTTCGAATATCTTTTTCTTATCAGAATTAGATTCTTGTATGAGTCTTTTTATACCCTGACCAAACATGATTGAGTTCATAAACAGAGTATATGATAAACCTATCTCTCGGTTTATAAAATCTTGTATCTTCCCCTTCCCTTTGATATCAACTATATCCCCATCTTTCATGAAGATAAGTCTGTCTTTACCTTTAGCACCATCCTCAAGTACTTCATCATACTTTTGACACCTAACTATCTTATATGTATGAGAATCTTTCTGAAAGTATACTTGTACCTTAGTACCCTTGTAATCTTTGGGCCTTACTTGCTTCCAGGTATTTACCTCAGAAACACCCTTTAGGTTTTTCCCATATATTGCCCATACCAAGGCAGAGAGAATAGTTGAATTATGGGTAACTATAAAATCTCTGGTAATATATAGGCCTTCTGAAGAATCTACTTTAATGCACCTACATACCTTTTTCCCTATATATTCAATATTTCTTATGGTATTTACCATTCTATTTCTCCTGGTAAACTCACCATAGGATTTAGTTTTATATTTCCTTAGAAAAGGGTTAAAGGTTAGTCGTATTGAACACACATATGAAGTAGTATACCTACCATACTTAAACCGAGTACTTTCATTTTTAGTAGATAGGCCTCCAAGGGATCTTACCAAATAGCTAATACCATCTCTTAAGTGCTCACTCTTAGATGAATATGTAGAAACCTTTGAGATTTTCTTTTTGGAACCAACACATCCATCAGTATCTAATAAACCAGCTAATAATAATCTACGATTCTCGATTGATGATTTCAAATATAACTCTGGTATAAACTTATCTTTAGACTTACAACCAATTAATCCTAAATCCTTAAGTTCTTTACCTAAACCATGAATCCTAAAGTGTTTAGCCCCTCTTACCTCTGTACCTTCATGAACCAGGTTTGGGTCTGGCAAATATGACCTTAATCTATCAACTATCTCTGGCCAATCCTCTCTATTGGTAGATACTCTAACTGTAGGCCTATTACCGGAAATACAACCATCGCCTAATATAAACCCTAATACGTAGGGGTGTATTGGTAATTTAGTATAATTACCATCAATTGGTACGGTTAATGGAGTTGAGTATCTATACTTGAAAGTACCAGGAGCAGTTTTATTCTCAACCTTATAATCCTTTAGTAAAGTCTCGGTATCTAAGGTTCTTAGTCTGTCTTTAGCTTTACCCGATTTGAATACTGACCATAAATGGTCTCCAGCACATTCAGTACATGAGCCATCAGAAAAGGTTATTTTGTAAGTATCTAATAGACCTCTATCATAAATACCCAATAGCTTGATAGGTTTACCTGTAACTGGGTTAATTACTTTATCATTAAGAGTTAATTCCCCCATCTTTTTCCAACCATTAGCGGTTAAAACGGGTTCTTCTAAAGGTTGTGCTTTACCTTTCCCATTTGGGGCCTTGATAAGTATGGTACAAGTTGGGTTTAATTGTAGATGTAAGGATTCTATTGAACAAAATCCTTCTGCCTCTAAGTTTAAGAACGTTAACATGACTCAGCCTTTTTAAGTGTTTCAATTAATAGATTAGTTTTAACCTCATCTTTAATACCTTTCTCTCTTAGGTATCTCTTTGCTAGAGACTTCTTAGAAAGTTGCTTAGTAATCTTATGTTTGTTATTAACTGGAGTACTAGCTTTTTGAGGGATTACCGTATAATAATTGCCATCATCCTTAATATCCTCTTCCCTTTCTACATCGATGAACTTTGGGAAATTTTTCAAAGGTACAAACTTCAGAGACAAATCTTCATAGATTTTCCAATACCCCAATTCACAATCTCTATCGGTTCTCCTTTGATGGTTAGGGGCTCCAATCATATAAACCTTCTTTGATAGTCTTTGTGGTTTGTGTATATGCCCACATAATACTAAATCGAACTTATTGAGAACATTCACATTTAAGTTTTCTACGGAATCTATTTCCCTACCATCTGTATCTTTTGCACCAGGATAATCGGTGTGTAGTAAAAGAATATTCTTTTTACTTTTATCTAATTCTAACTTCTTTAAGTATTCACTTAGACCCACGTTATTATCAATATAAGGAACCCCATATACCATAATATCTTTATGTGTAGAAGATAGTTGGGTTTTTTCATAATCTAATATCATGATACCATACTTCTCTACTTGATAAAGCCAGCTAAAGGGTTTAGTACCAACCTTACTTATTTTCTTAATATCATGATTTCCAGATATGGCATATATCCAAAATCCTTCGATTAGTTCGTTATAACATATCTCTGCCAATTCTTGGTCCATTGTTTCGGCCTTATGAAATAAGTCTCCACAAAATAATGCAGGACAGTTAAACCTTCTACATAATTTCCGTATAATCGACAAAACCCTGAAACTATTCAGGGTCCTGTGATTGTTCTCATTAAACTTAGCCCATAGATTTATATGTAAATCTGAAAAGGCTATTGCTATTACTTCTTTCCCCATATCCTATCTAAATGGTAATTGATTTGTTCCGTTCTCATACCTAAATTGAGCTCAGATATACAAATAGTGGGTATTTCCCAATTTGCAAGCAATTCCCCCATAAGAGATGATATCTGAACTTGGAAGAATCTGTTAAGTATTCTCTTACCATTATCTTCCATTGACCAATGCTTATAAGTATCTAGATTTAATGGTAAGAAGATTGCTACATCACATTGATCTTCCATTAAAGTCTTACATTGACAGAAAAAATGTTCCATTTCACATTCTGGTAAAGTTCTTGATTGCTTATACCAAAAATAAGCAGCCAAATCTGCATAACTCCTATCAGTTACGAAATATTCTCTATCCTTGAATAACCTATTCCTTTTGTTCAGAAGTTGAAAATCTGCTTTATACATTGCCTCCGAACCGAGGGATAATATTTCATTATGTGATACCCCTTCAGTAGCAGGTAATAAATCTGACATACTACCAGAAATAAAAGGTAGATCTTCTCTCTTAGCTACAGCTTGTGCTAAAGTAGTCTTCCCTATACCAGAGGGACCTACAAACATAATTCTCTTACTCATGATGTAATGCTTTAAATGGTTTTATAAATTCATTTGTCAAAAATGATGCTAAAGAGTATTCGATACAAAGTTCTTTGAATTTCTCATACTTAAACTTCTTCTTTGACTTAATTGGTAACTTATCCAATGGATTATGTCTTACAAACCAAAAAAGGTCGATTAACTGTTCATTCCTTTTCCATATTTGAAGATATTCTTTGTTCTTACTCTGGGCAATAAACTTCTCAATTCTACCCTCATCAAGGATTTTCCTTGCTTTTACTGGGCCTATACCCGGGAACCCTGGTATATCATCAGAAGTATCTCCAACCATTGCAAGGTACTCTACCGTTTCATGAGAATGATAACCGAATAATTCTTTGCAGTTATCCATTCTTATCATCTCATCTTTTCTGGGATTATATATCCTCAGGTTATTTGATAGCAACTGGTTAAAGTCTTTATCCGATGATATAAGTATCATTTTCTCGGATTGGAATTTTTTAATTGCAAGGTATGCTAAGAAGTCATCCCCTTCGTATACTGTGGATTTCTTTTTATCAAAAATATAATTAATTCTTAGCATACCCAGCATTTTCATTATAATTGCCTTTTGATTTTGCAATGATTCGTAATCTACAGATATATTTTTTCTATGTCCCTTATAATTGGGCAATAACTTCGTCCTTACTGGTGAATGACCATTATCGAATGAAATATAAACCTCATCCGGTTCGAACCTTGTAAGATACATGTGTAGGGATTTGAAAAATCCAAATATTGCTCCACTTGGTTTACCATCGGTAGATTTAAGTTTTTCGAACTTATGAAAACTTTGGTGAAGTAAATTACATCCATCAACCAATAATATTGTTTTCTTACTCATCGTCTTCCTCCTCCTCCTCTTCTGAATCTGAATAGTTTTCATATTCTACACCATCGACTGGGAATAGATTTGTTTCTATTTTCTCCAGTTGTTTTTTAGTAGTACCTATGGTATTTACTCCGGCTTTCCGTAAAAGTTTTCTACGAAGTTCATCGTCTTCTTCCAAAAGCTTTTGGAATTTCTCTTCCCCTCTTGCAAGAGTTTTACCTTTCAATTTATACCCACCAGTAGTTTTTTCGATTACATCGGTATCTACCAATACATCTTCTAAAGCATAGCATCTGTCAAACCCGACTTCGTGGAATTTAGGATTGAAATATACAGGGCATTTGCTGATTGTAGGTCGAGGAGGCGCAACTTTATTTTTAATAAGTCTGATAGTGACAAGTTTCCCAGCTTTCCTTTCTTTCCCATTTTGTTTAATGGTAACAGACCTTCCTGAATAGAAAGCAGCTCTGATTGAAGCGTAGAACTTAAGTGCTGCACCTCCTGTAGTTGTTGTATTATCTTTTCCAAATCCGACATTCAAAGCAGTTCTTAATTGGTTAATATATATCTGAGATACTCCCAGTTTGTAGAATAATTCACTTCTGATACGGAAGTATTTATAAAGAGCCTTTGCTCTACCTCCCATCTCTGCCTTACCATCAACCATCTTAGCATCTATATTATCAGTACAGTCAGTAGCTGCAATGGAATCGATTACTAAGAGTATCGGTTCATTGTGAGTTAATTGAGAACGTAAATAAATTGCTAAGTCTGCTACTACGTCTGCAATATATTCAATACGGGTATCATTAACAATAGTTACTCTTGCAGGGTCTACTCCATTGATTTCAGCCCATGAATTCATCCAGGATTGTTCAGCATCTACCCATATCACATGACCTCCAAGTTGTTGAGTAGCATAAGCAAAGTTATAAGCCACTAAAGATTTACCAGAGGATTCCTCTCCAGCAATCTCAACGATTTTACCATAAGGAATACCCTTACCGAATAAGTAGTTCAGAGCAAAGAAAGTAGATGGTATATATAAATCGGTATCAGTAACTTCTGAAGCTAATTTAATCATACTTCCATATTTCTTTGCCATCTCATTTGCTGTTGGTACTTTTAAACCAACCTTAGATTTCTTTACCATAATGTAATGTCTTTAAACTAAAGAAGGTGATAACAGAACGAATCTAATTACCACCTTCGAATGAAACCATATTACTAACCCTTAAATATCCGATTTGTATTTTCTTTTCTTTTTCTTAGGTTCATCATCTTCCATGTAATGGTCTTTGTGAACTCCCTTTTTCTTTTTCTTCTTGGGTTTATCATCCTCATCGTCATCCCCATGGTCTTCATTTAGATACTGTGAAAGCAAATCTTCCAACTCATCATAGGATTTGATTTGAGAACGAACTATTCCCTCAAGGTCAATTGTACCTTGATATTTCTTGTCCAACTTAGTTGGTTTGCAAGCACGGGCAGAATAAGTGGTATCTAGTTTACCAGACCCGGAACGAATTACCTTGATATCATATCCAGTTTTTGGATCTGTCATATCACCTGCCTCATCTTCATCAAGGTAAAGGTCAATGATATCCTGGTATACTGAGCGAGGAACTAAAACTCCCTTATCTTTGCCTTCGTAATCTACCTTACTACCCTTTTCATCTGAGTAAATGATACCACCGATGACATATCTTCTTCTTGGCACCAAATTCTTGGCAAGTTCCTTGTCATCTTCATCCTTAGAGTTTTTTAATTCTTGATATTTCTCCATGAATGGGCAAGGTTCATCAAAAGTAGCCGGAGATATAACTCCTCCCAAATTGCCACCCAGATAGAATTGAATAATTTCGATACCCAATTCTTGGTCATCACCCGGAGATTTAATTCTCATTCTCAGGGTTCCTTCTTTTGGATATACCAATCCACTTCCGTTTCCCTTAGATTCTAGCTGTTTCTTTCTAGCTAGCATCTTTTCTTTTGTAGAAAGTCCCTCTGATGAAACTTTCTTTTTCTTCTTGTCTTTTATCATAATGATTAGTTTTAATTATTCGGTTCTGAGTAAACTACTTCGTTCATACTCAATACGGTAAGAACGTTTTTCTCTAAAAGTTGTTTGAGAGCAGGAGATAGTTTGTCCGTTTCGAATTCAAGTTCTTTACCTGCATACAAACCATAGGTAACTATTCTACCTACAGCAACCAATTCTCGGTAGGTTTTGTATTCTTCAGTAATTTCTCCACTCTTTACTACAACCCCTTTACGAGGAACTCCCTCTTTTACTTGTTCAGGGATAATCAAACCGGATTTAGTTTGATTTACCTCCTTTGGAGATAAAATAAGTACCCGGTTTTCTGTTGGGCATCCGGGTAATTCTTGATTAAATTTCTCAGCTACAAGAGGTGAGATAAATGTCATTGAATAATTCATATTCTAATACTGTTTTTAAAAGTTAGTAATTGTTTATAGTTCAATGGGTTAACCCTTTCTTAGGTTCGCATTAATAGTTCTTAATATATTTTCGCGTGACTCATAACATTTACAGATAGTTATGAACTTATTTGCTTTTTCTACGGCTTTTAAATACCTCTCATTGATAGAAGAGTATTTCTTGTTAAGGTTTGCCTTATGAGATACATATTCGTTATTCCACCTTTCATTAGCATCCTTATAATATAACCAGGCATTCGAATAAGCTTCTTCTTTTTCCCTTGCTAGAGCATCTCTTTCTTTTATATACTTATCTCTCAGGGAAGCAAGTACATAATAACTAGAAGGAGATTCTCGTAGCTGAGAGTTAATGATATTCTCATTGATAGATAATTCCTTTTGAATATCAATCTCAATAAGTTTACCTTCAAATTTAACCTTTAGTTTTTTCAGTTCCGTCTTCATAAACTTCTAATAGGTTTTTAAAGTCTTCTTTACTAAATTCCCCTTTGCTTATTGCTTTAGTTACTTGAGCAAAAGCCATTTGATAAGAGAGTTTCATACCAGGCAAATTAAGAAGAGATTTATAGATGCTTACCTTATCTACCAAAGCCATTAATCTTAAGTCGCATAAGTTATCAGTACCACCTCTATCGAGTAAGGCTAAAAATGCAGCCCAATAAATATGGGTGGCATCTTCATAAGCAAGTTTACCATCCTCATCTGTAGCCATTACTTTAAAAGCCAATCCCTCTAAAGTAGTAAGATTAGTTTGTACTTGAGATAACTGGGTCTTTAATCGGTTAAGTAACATCTTTTCTTGTCCACTCAACCTTAGATTAACCCCATCTAAATACTTAAGTAAATTTTCGATAGAATAACCTAAACACCCTGCAACCATATAAGTAAGGGCAGTTAGCTTACTTGCATTATCAATCTCTTTCTGTGTTGCCATAATTCCATAAATTTATATTATTTATGTAGACATAGTATCTTCTCTTTTCGATTCTGTTGTAATGGTCGATACAGATTCTGAATGCTTTATATTAGTTTTACAATTAGGACATTGTACTATCCTAAAATAATCCCCAGATTTATTATAAACCCCAAAAGTTTCACTGGTATCATATTCAAATTCGCAATCACATACTGGGCATTTAGCCCTCCATACCGTGGGTCCGTTCAAAATCTTTTTCATATTGCTTCATTTGTTTGTTAAAACGTTTCTTATACTCTGAAATAGGTATGTGTTTATATTTCTTATGTTCTTCCATATATTCTTCTACTGAGAAATCGGGTTCTAACATTTTCTTATAATCATAACCCGGAATAAAAGGTAACTCTTCTGCCATTGACCTACCAATAACAAACTCCATGTCCATTGTGACATCATCTATCTGAAAGCCGAAGTATGGCTTAGTTAATGGGTTCCTATAAATTTGCCACATCTCATATATACTCCAAATATTAATATTCTCTGGTTTAGTAATCTGATAATTAGCATCATGTACCAAACATACAGACTTAGTAGAGGGTAATTTACCTTGTCTCATTAAGTAGTATATGAGAATACTTCCAAATAAACACATATCAGATGCTGCTGATTGACATGGGAAATTTAATGCTAATCTCAAAGCATAAGCTTCTTCTCCCTTATCATTTGAATATATTTGGGGTAATCTTCTTTTCCTCCCAAATAATGATACCAGATGCCCATTCTTTCTAAGGAATTTCTCTTGTTTCTTCAAGAAGGTCTTCAACTTGGGGTGTTGACCAAAGAATATGTCCATTTCCTTTTGGGCTTCTTCTGGTGTAACTATAATACCAGATTTTGGGTCAGATAGTTTTACTGCTAGTAATTTTGCACCAATTCCATAAATAAGTCCAAAAGCAATTTGTTTAGCTTGCTTTCTTCTCACCTTCCATATCTTATGTTCTGGATGATTTTCATCCTCATATATCTTAAGAGCTTCTTCATAGGGTATATGATATTTAGTAGCAGCAATTGCTAAGTGAGGGTCCTGACCAGAGTTAAAAGCATTAAGATAAGTTTCATCTCCAGATAGATGAGCCATAATTCTTAATTCTGCCTGGCTAAAATCACTAGCAATATATAAGGTTCCTTTAGGAGCTTTTAATTGTAATTTAATATTGGGGTCTACGGATGTCTTGGGAATTTGTTGAGCATTGGGTTCTGCAGAGGATAATCTTCCACTTGTAGTCCCATGAATAAGAAATCTTCCATGTAATCTATCATCATCTTGAACTTTTTCATTCCAACCCTCTATATAGGTTTTATACATCTTCTCTAAACCTCGTAATTCAAGAAGCCTATCAAGGAAAATTGCCTTAGGTGAATCTGGTTTTTTAACGGTTAACCTTAGATTAGTAAGAGTCTCTTCATCTGTACTTGGTTTACCGGATTCATTATTCTTAATTACCTCAAAATGAAAACCTTCTTCCGAATACATCAATGCAGGTAAATCAACTGAACTACCCAAATTGATAGGTCTTATCAATTCTTGTTCCTTTTTAGTTGTGAATATACCAGCCTTGATATTTGAGATTTTCTGTTCCCTTGATACAATCTTTCGTTTATCTTTTGGATCATTATAATCTAGCTCCTCAAGTTCAGCTTCGATAGATTGAATATATTTATCAATCTTTTCTTGGTTATACTTCTTTTCGAATTTCTTTACTCTTGGCAAATCATATATAGCTTGTCTAGCCGCATCTATTTTTGGTTTATATGTTTCCAGTAGTTGATTATTGAACTCTCTATCTAGATACAAACCATTCTTCTCTACTGAAGTGAGTACCCTTGATGCAGACATAATTAAATTCCTGAAGGTACTGTACAAACCAAGGTCAATCAGCTTCTTTTCAAAGAATATCATTAACCTAAGAGTATAATCCGTATCTTGACATCCATAATGGCAAAGTGGGTCTAACTCTTTTTTATCCCAAGGTATTTTATCGAAAGCATCTTGCTTCTCATAATTACCATACTCTGGTAAATACCTTCTTACCATTGATTTTAAATCATTAGGTTTTTCCTCGTTTAGTAGATATTTTGCAAGCATACCATCTAAACATGTACCTCTGTAGAATATATGATACTTCTGGTTTATCTGGTCGTCAAATTTCCAGTTCCATGCAACCTTAGTTATCTCATAATTCTCAATTACTTCTTCCCCAAATTTCCTTAGCATCTTTTTCCAATTCCAACCGGGTGAAGTATAATCTTTTGTTTCGAAATGGTCTAAAGGAATGGAAGCACCAAACCCTGGCATCCAGGATACTGAGAGTATAGTTGGCTTAAAACCCTTATTATATATAGGTTCTGCATTTGTTTCATAATCACAGCAAGCATAACCAGTTGATTTACAACAGGCAATGAGTTTCTTTAACTCCCTTTTATTTCTTATTATTGTATATCGTGTCTCCATTATCTAATTATCTAATTCCTTTCAATACTTGATGAATAAAGTACCTAGAATAACCATACTTAAGGGATATTTTCTTTATACTAAACCCATTCTCTTTATAATCCTTCATTATAAACTCCCTTTCTTTATCAGAAAAGGTATGTATATAATTAGAACCCTTAAAACCTAACTCATAATTATGTTTCAGATTTTCTGACCTTGAAACGGCTCTTAGATTTGATACTCTGTTATCGGTTTTTATACCATTTATATGGTCGATATCATATCCTTTTGGTATATTACTAACCCAAGCTTCATATACTAATCTATGTATATAAAACCTCTTTCTAAAAATAGTACATTGTAAATAGCCATTAGATTTTAACGATACTGACCTCTTTCTCCAAGTATTTGAAATTACATGAGTAGTACCTTTCCTACCCTGGCCTTTTCCTTTAACTCCTACCCTTTTAAGAGAAGTAAAAAGGATACCCCTTTTAGATATATAATATCCAGGGTATCCTTTTATATTTGAATATTTAGTAGTCATCTTTCAAATCCTCTAAATTACAAGATAAGAAATGCCAATCTTTTTTGTATATATGTAATGAGTCTATGGTATGATATAAATACCCAGGCTTTACTCCTACTTCTTGAGCTACGTATTCCATTAATCTCCAAGCTAAATAGATATCATTACCGAAATGTTGGGCAAAGTCCGAACTTCTTTGGTGATAGCAAATATGTAATACTTTCTCTCCTTTACCATTCTGACGGATAAGAAAATCATAATACATAGAGCATGGTATACGTTTGCTACCATCAAGGAACCTTAAATCTGTACCATGGAATATAGGAAGTACTGCTTTACGAGTATCATTATCTCTCTTAAGAAGCTCAATAACTGATTGCATGGCAAGATCACAGTTGAATGATGTACTACCATAGATATCTAAGGGATTCCAAATACGTTCTGGGTAGGTATAATCAAATTTGCCATTTACCAAGAATTGTTCCCATAAGTCTTTTCTCAATTCCCAAGCTTTACCGGGATTTAAATCATACCAACCAATTCTTTCTTTAAACTCAGCATCTGCCCATTCCTTTGAATGAGAGAATACGAATAACCATACTGGGTCTCCAAGTGAAGTTAAGCAATATTGTTGGCAAATGAGTTCTTTTGTATAAAAATCCTCATTACCTTCAATTACTTTGTTCTGATAGGTTTTGGGTTTTACCAATTGCCCATAACTGTTGAGTTCTCTGCCAGTTTCCGACATCAACTCAAAACTGTTCGAATATATCCTCATATAATATAAATATTTAATTGTATGACATTGTAGAACTAACCCAGGTCATATGCCAGTAGCGATATACAAAATTATCAAAATCCTCTACCTCTTGTAGTAAGAGAGGAATATTCGGTTCCCCTCCGTTCTTTTTAATCTCAAAAACTTGGTAATAGAATTTGTTTACTAATCCTATACGCTTCTGATTTAAAAATTCCTTAGCTTCCATTGTTCTTTTGTTTTAAAAGTTTCTTCTTATATGCTTTACGTTGAGAGTAAGAGATTACATTCTCGGGATATTCTATATCTTCGTATTCAAGAAGTAATTCTTTTGCTTTCATTGATTTATATGTTTCCTCATATAAATCTGGTCTGAGCACTTTAAAACTTCTAAAGAATACCTTGAATGAAGAGAATTCCTTCTCTGTGCCCTTTTGGAATTTTTTCCATATCTCTTTTATCCTCTTATTCCATGAATTCTCCTCTGCTCCTTTAAGTACCTTCTTCAAAGGTTTATGGGTATGATACATTAGAAGTGTCTCCACATTTCCGTACATTTGAGTCGCAAATAGGTTGATTTGTACTGACTGGTCCGGCCCATATACGTACTCTGACATTCGTTGAATTAATAGGAAATCGAATATTAACCTCTTGGTAATCTCCGAAGCCCGAACTACCATTGTAATAACTGGGATGTCTTCCCCGAATCGTTTTGAAAAAGTCGCAGCTATTAGACATTGTTTACCGTTATCATGATGATTGTTAAACATATAAGTTATATTATAATTCTGATTGTACTTATTTCTCAGTACTCTCAGTTTACTACGCAACAAGTCAAGCTTATTAAAATCTATGTAGTTATTCAATAAGCTAGTCCACTTAGTTTCTTTATAATTGAAACACCGCCCATAATCAAATTCTGGGTCTACCCATGCTTTTCGTATCTTTATAAATACGTTATACACTACTGCTACCCCACTATTAGCCATAGCCCCCTTTCCAAATAAAGCAGGCTCTAATCTTAGGAATCCCTCATTGAGTTTTTCCCATGCCTCTTGTGAAGTAGCAAATTCTAACGAATGGAGGGACTCCTCCGGATTAAGTTGAAGTCCCTCTAATTTCTTATTCCAACCCGACACTGCTATACTTATTTATGATTCTACTTATCCTACCTTGACTTTTTAATCCAACTAATCTAGCTAATTGAATCTGAGAATATTTACCTGTGGCATACTTCTCTAATATTAAACTAATCTGTTGTTTAGTGATAGTAGGTTTAAATTGGCCTCTATTCCTACCTTCCATCATCATTTGCTGAGTATTTTCTTTATAAGTACCCAACTTAAGATTCTTATAATGGTTATTGTAAATATTGTTATCTAAGTGCATTACAATTGGTAAGTTATTAGGATTAGGTATATAAACCATAGCTACTAACCTATTCAATCTAAAGTGTTTTCCACTTAAACTAACATATAGATAACCTCTGGTAGGATTTTTAATATATCGTAACTCTTTCCAAGTACCATCTCTTATTCTTTTCCAAACTCTACCTCTTTTAGAAACATAGAAATTTGGATAACCAGTTATATTGTCTTTCTTCATATTAATAATTAGTATTTTGTCTCCATAAATTGAGACGTTGTTTTTTAAAGAATAAACTAAATAATCCGCAAGGAGTAAACCCATTCATGGCTAAGAATCCCATATAGAGATAGAAAGCTTTTACTAATGATTCCTGAAAATCTATTTCTTTAGTCATCACTTGAGTTTGTTTCCAGGGTCTACATTTAAGGAAGTTCCTTGCTTTATTGAGTTCATATATTACTTCCCATAAATATAGCTTCTCGTTTTCATGAGATATCTCGCTCATTTCATGAAAACCTGGGGTATAAGAAACTATCTTATCATACTCTGCCCTATCCTCTCTTGCCCAATCGGTTGAACTTAATATAGGATATTTCCTTACACTTCGATGATCTGGGTACTTGATAAGTAGGTCTTTGACTCCGATTGCCATTACCTCAAATAAACTCTTTGCATCTTGGTATTTCAGAATATCTTCTGGCAATATATTAGAATACAAAAGCAAAGTAAAGAAGAATCCCAAGGCATCTGCTTGTTCCTCATTTGCATTTGCTAGATGATTTAATACCTGAGTGTATTCTTCTGAGGTTAAGCAATCATTATTCCATCCATAATCACGATATATAGATACTACTTCATCGGTAGATTCGAATCCTTCGGTTAATTCCTCAATAACCCTACCAATAAAATCCTTTAGGATAACTTGGTTCTTTGGGTTATTTATATCTAAAGGATAATCAGGTAACCTTTCTATCTCTTTATACCCAAAGAATTGCTCTATCCCAAGAACATACATTTCCTGTAGTACCCGTGCCTCAGTTTCTTCTACCTGAGGCACTTGTTCATTTATATTCCTGATGTCCATGATTATTTACTTCCTGATGAACCAAAACCATTCCCTCCTCTACTTCCCCACATCTGGGATTCAGTATAAAATTCCCCTTGTTGAATCTCTTCTGGTTCAGTAATATAGATAGGTACATGAATAAATTGTACCAGCTTCTGGCCAGCTTCAATAACCTGGGCTTCTTGAGAAGTGTTGTATACTCCAATGTGTATCTCTCCAACATAGGGAGAATCCACTATCTCGGCAGTAAAGATTAATCCTTTCTTAGTAGCTATACCAGATTTGTTTGCTGCCATTAACATAGATGCAGGAGGTTCTAGCAAACCTTTGATACCCGATGGGATAAGTATCCTATGCCCAGGTTGTAAAGCTATATGCCTTACGAAATGTTCACTAAAGGGTATATCCAAATCATATCCTCCTGAATCAAATTCATTCTTAGAGTGGATATCCTCTGAAGTCAAGTTGGTTGGTACATAAAAATCTAACCCAGCATCATTTGGGTTTGCTCTGTTGGGAGATACTACCTCCCTTACTTTGATAAATCTAAATCTGTTCATAATATATTACATTTACGTAAAAGTTGTCCAAAGGTTAATTTCTCGGGTCTAGAAACATGTACTTCCAATGAATTACACATCCTGATTACATCGGAAGAACCTTCCATACAAAGGTTAGCAAGTACATCTTCTTGCTTTACAAAATAGTTTGGGTTATTAAGGTATACCTTGAACATAGCCCATATCATCTCTATTGGTTTCATTATTTAATACACTCTTTATAAAGTTCTCTAATACGTTTTCTTGGTACTTCGAATTTCTCAACGGTTTTGGTAATAACTTCTTTTCTTTCTTTCCCTTTCCGAATCAAGCCTCGGATGTATTTCTTGATTCCAACCGTGTCTTCTAATACATCCAAATCCTTGTATTGATTCTTCTGTTCTAGCTCTTTCCTTGTGATATTCAAGTTCTGAGACATCTTGAATGCACATAGCTCTGAGTCTCCGCATAGCTTACACTCTTTAGTTGATAAGTCATAACCAATACCAAAACAAGGGTCTGAATTAGAACCTAGTTCTGCAATATTAATAGGTTCTAAGGGATCCTGATTCTTGATATCAGGTAAAGTTTGTTTCTTCTTTGCCATAATTCCCAATTTAAAATTCTTTATGATAATATCTTATGATTTGAACATCCATCATCTCATCTTGATACAGAGTAATATATGAATGTCCTATACCATTTATAAATAGTTCCCTGATAGACAGAAGAATGGGTGGTACTTCTATTTCAGAAGTATATATCTGAACTTTGATTACTAACCCAGATTGAAAATGAATCATAAAATAATATCGAACTTCATCAGACTTATCCCTGGATTTTTTGATAGGAGTTATATATTCTATTCCTATACCATTGAATATATGTTCTGGAGGTATTACAGAACAATTGAATAATGATTTGATTTTTTGTAGAATCTTCATTGTTTATGATTATTAATGGTTAATGCCTCTTAACGTAACATGTAATATACCTTTCCTCCTACGGAGAAAAAGTATATACTCATAGTCAGAAATTATTATCCTTGAAAAGGCTTATGTCTAGGGTACTTATTCCAGAGCTTACTTAACCGGATAACTTTAAGTCCTTGATCTTGATAATACTTTCTTCTATGATTCCCATGCCTACTTAAATAATTCCCAGGATAATGTAAATCATCTAGGTAAACTTTGGATTTGGATTCATCCTTTCTTACCAATCGTCCTAAGAACTGAATTGATTTTTCTTGAGAATCCATACTGGCAGTATTCAACAGATATCTGAGCTTAGGAAAGTTTTTACCTCGAGCAATAATTGTAGTTGATACAAGGATATCTATTTTACCCTCCCTAAAATCCTTCATTATCTGTTGTCTTAATTTAGTATGAGTATTAACATGAACACAGGCAATATTATATTTATTATCTAGCTTCTTTTTAAAGAATTTGCATAGATTTTCACAGTGTGCAATATGCTTACATACTACGAGAGCAGGGTATCTACCTTGATTAAGGTTCCATTTCAACCTATCTAATGCCATGGTCCAGGCAATCTTATTATGGGTAATGGAATCATCATATATTTCATTATAGGCCATACAATCTGATTCCCAATTACCAAACCAAGGTTTACCTTCTACTGTTTTTACAATTGTCTTTGTTGAATACCCTTTCTTAATCGAGTCCTTAAGTTTAAACTCTGCTATTACATCGCCAAAGAAACAACGTAAATTCATATTCTTAACTTTATCCTTGGCAAGCTTACTCATATAAATGGTACCAGATAATCCGATTCTAACTCGGGTATTAAATAACCTAGTGATCACATTCTGATATTGCTTACTACCTCCTTGGTCAGCTTCATCGATTAATACCATATCAATCTTAGCAAGTTCATTCTGATAATATTTCATATTCCGAGAAATAGATTGAACCATACCAATGGTAAAATTACTCCAGTTTAAAACTTTACCTTGAACAAAGGTAATATCTTCTCCCGGTAGATATTGCTTAAATTCATCTCTAGCTTGATTTAACCAATCGGAGTCATTAGTTATAAGCAAAGTCTTTAACTGCTTCTTATAGGATAAATATAAAGCAGACATAATCAGAGTTTTACCTGCATTTACTGTATAATCTAATACCCCAATCTGAAAAGGTGTTTCACCTAGTTTATTAGATAAGATTGCCTTAACAGCTTTCTCTTGTTCGGGTCTTAATTTATACTTACCTATCTGAGTTACAACTTTACTGACTTTAGGTAAAGGTTGTCTCATATCTACTATGATAGGCTTAATTCCAAGTTCAATACATCTTTTATATACTGAAGGAAGTAAGCCTATCTTAAATTGACCAGTCTTGGTTATATACTTTATTTTGCCATCCCAGTTTTGCATACCCCGTTGCCTAGTACGGAGGTAAAAGGCATTGGGGTGTCTGATAGCAAATTCGTTATATAACTTAGTTGCATATTTTAGAGGTATATCTAATTCTGCAACGTTACAATTACGAATTATGATTTTCATATGATTACTGTTACTGATTTACATTTCTTAGGCTCATCATCGGAATCCTCGTATTCTTTCAGAGCTTTCTTTAAAAGAGAAATGTGATATTCTTCATCAGCAATGAATTTCTGGATAAGATAGGTAACTGGAATATAATCACTTCTCCTTATATACTCTTCTTTTTTATTCAAAGAATCGAATACTTTATAATATTCTTCTAGAGTTTCTTTTTCTGCTTGTAATGATAATCTTAAAGCAGATTCTGCTGAAGTACCAAGATCTATTAGGGGATGTACAGTTAACTGATTATTTCCTGGTATATCGGTGTCCATTACATCAGAAGCTTTTAATAAGAAGTCTCCCAGCTTATCATAATGTACCATCTCTACTAATCCGATACCAAGCATCAATTCTCCTATTTCTTCAAACCTAGCCTGATGCTGAGTATACATAAGGATTGAAGCTAATTCTGAATATCGAGTATTTTTATATAAATCATACAAGGGCAAGATTATTTCCTTAGGCCATTTCTGAACCATAGAAATATCTGGGTATTCTACTTTGCTATCGGAATAATCCAAAGCATTTACTGTGGCTTCTGCCATCTCTTCTAAACGATTTTTAAAAGCTTTCATGATTGATTAATTTTTGACCAGAGACTTCCTTCTATTTTAGGAGCCTCCGATGAGGATTGATTTTTATGTTTAAATAAGTATTTATTATACCTTTCTATAGCCTTGTCATTATACATCTGACTTGGTTCAGGTAAACCATTACACCAAGCAAGGGATTCAAATTGAGCATCTATGAATTGAATTGGGTCCCACCCTTTCTCTGATAGAAATTTATCTAACCTTACAAAGTGTATATATTTATCTGGCTGATTAACGAATGATTCATATATGCCAGTAACATCAGCTACTCTCTTTATAAAGTAATCATGTATAGCTTTAGCATTACCAGAATCCTCTTCCATTTCCAAAGTAGCAGAATATAAATCTGATATCTTTTCTGACATAACCGATAACCTGTTTAAAAGATTATTGTAATTACCATCCATTTTCTTGATACCAAGTTCGATGTATTTGATAAAACCTTCCCGGGTATCTAATTGGAAATCTTCACAGAATTGATTACATAGCTCTGCTATCTTTTTACATACTGCCCAATTTCTTGGTTCTGTTTCTCTTATTTTTCTAACTCCTCTATGTTTTAGTTTTATACGAGTTGCATATATAATATCCGCAACTAAAGCAGCATCTCCTTTAGATGCTAGTAAGATGTTAGAAACTTTCTTAGTTGTCTTATTGTTTGTAACAACTACAACTCTAGTATTTATTGCTTCCTTACGAGCAATAACAAAGAAAGCATCAATCGGAAAATTATATACCTCTAACTGAGATAGGATTTTTTCGAATTGATGCTTAGTTATATGAATAGAGGGGTCTCTCATACTATTTTCTTTCTAAGTTTACCGCACTTCTTACATTTTAATAGGATTTTCCAACCATCAATATATTCAACTCTATATATTACCTCCCAATCATGGAGGCATAAGTATTTAGCCTTTATAGCTTCTAATAATTGTTTCATATTCGATTCCCATAATATTTATAAATACATTCTCCAGTTTCTTTAAACCGTTCATAGGCCTTTTTAGTAGTAATAGCAATTGGATGCCATCCCCAATAATCATTTGGAGCATACCATTCTTCTACTACATAATAAGTTTGAAACATCCCAATAGTGCCTCCCTCATAATTAAAAGGAAAGAACCCATTCCTATGTTTAACTATTCTATGTTCGTTTAATTTAGGCATATCTTTTAATTTTAAGTTTATATATTATAATAGGAAATCATCAATCCAATAGGCTACGGTTTTTAAGTATTCTTCTAATTGAGGTAGAAGACTTTAATCTTAGCCTTAATTGTATATCCCTTATATTAAGACCTTTATAATATAAACGTAATACTCTACGTTCTTTTCTTAGCGATAATTTATTATGGGGCGGCTTATTGTAATTTGGATGATTAGGTCCACTTGGGTGTTCTAAGAAATGGAAGGAATTATTCTTTATAGAATCCTTAACATTGTCTTTTTGTGTACCCCAAGCTAAATTTGCTAACCTATTATCTAAGGGGTTATCATTTAGATGTCTAACTATAGGGTAATTATTAGGATTAGGTATATAAGCCATAGCTACTAACCTATGTAAATACCCATAAACATATTTGCCTTCGTCGTTCAAAAGTGATTGAGTATACTTCTTCCTCTTTTTACTCTCTAAAATTCTGAATGGTTTCTTTACCCAACCCTTGTTTAAAGTTTTAAAATACAGTATGCCTTCTTTGGTAATATAGTATCGGGATAAACCCCATCTTGACAGATTACTTTTCATTCCGTAACTTAATTAAATCTTGATAACTCTGATATCTAGTTTTGTAAACCATTTTTAGTACTGCTTTCTTACCTAAGTCATTTACATCTCTGTTGTCTTTAAATAATACCACCTTAACTTTTTTATAAGCTACTAACTTAAGAGCTAAATTAATAGCATAATACCTCGCATCAAAATCTAATAAAAGTATAAATCTATTAACTGGAGATTTGATAAGCTGGTTAACTTGGTAAGCACTGATTGCTTTACCCATGGTGGCAATAGCCCTGTCTCCCATAGTAAGTGCATTGATTGCTCCCTCACAGATAAATATTGAGCTATACATGTCGAGGGCATCTTGATTGAAGATAATGAATTCCTTTCCAAGTCCCGTAATATCTTTATTTGGGTTATTGTATCTGGGGCCTTGTCCAATAACATTCCTCGCATTATAATACCGGAGCGTCCCTTTATAGTAATAGGGTATAATGAGATATCCGAAGAATGGGCCTTCCGAAGATACATACCCGATCCCATGCTTTGCAGTATCCTCAATTGTAAAGCCTCGCCCTGTGATGTAGTTTCGAATACTTCTTGCAACTTGTGATGTTCCTTGATTAATGAGTTTAAAGCCATCTGGTAAATAGACGGGTTTTACATCGGCCAATTCAATCTTCTCCTCTGTAAACTCCTTATCTGTAAAGTTTCCATTGTCTAAGAATTTTAAAAGTTCTGCATAGGTATCAAATCCCTCGACATCCATTACCAATTGTGCGGGGTTCATATGATAATTACATCTGAAACAATTGGTACGATAAGATGAAAGATTGATACCCATTTTGTGTTCCCTGTGACAGAATGGGCATACTGGTAACTTTAACCATCCCCTTCTATATTCATAGGCACCCAAGCTTTTAATAAAATAATTGTAGAGCTTGGTTTTAAATTCGCCAGTAATCTTACTCATGGTTAAAAGGGTAATTCATCGTAGTATTCTTTGTATCTCTTATACAATCTTCTGAGTTTGTTTATATCTTCGCATCTCCTTACCATTTGATCAAATGCACAGCTTACTCTACTCCTAAGTTGTAAAAGTTCCTGATACTCTTCGTATTGTTCCTTTGAAAGGAAGAGTTCCCATCCCTGCCATCTAATACTCCTACCATCCCGGGTATCAAACTCTTTTAAATCTGGGGTCATATCCTTTAGAGTAATTTTTTTAGGACCAACAGAGTATACCTCTGCCCATTGTGGTTTACATCTACTATCCGAAGGTACTACATAAACCTTCTGACCCTTTTGAATTCCTTCTAATCTTTTAATCATATATCTCCATTTTTATTGTTATACTTATCTTCATTAGCATCTGGATTCCCTCTTTTCTTAAAGGATTCCTGGAGCTTTTCACCATATATTTCATCGTACTGTTTACGTTGTTCTTTAGTAAACTCTACACAGCGTTGCCTTTCAACATCACATTTAAATAATGCTCTACCACTTGGTAAACCATCCCTTTGTACTACCAATTCACAACGAAGTATATCATCCTTCTCTTCTTGTTCTGTAGAATTAAGACCCACTATAGTATGAGCATTTCGAACAATTGCAATAGAACCAGAGATATCATTTTCGTCATATCTAGTAGTCCTATGTTTCTTACCCTCTCTGGTAATATGATGAGCAGTCCAAACAATATCTAAATCCATCTCCTCAGCAAGATTCTGAATATCGATATATACATTTGATATACGTTCGAAGTCATCTTTATCACCAGCAATTGAAGCAAGCTTTCCTGCATAATCTACCATCAACACCTTAATATTAAGCCCCTGATTTCTAAGCTTGATAATGAGGTCTCGGATATAATTACAATCAGTAATCATGGCAGGAACTCTCTCAACTACTAGTTCAACTCCAAACCTTGCAAGTTTACGAAGGTGTTTAGCTTCAAGCTTATCGTATTCCCCAGAATATAATTCCTTCTTAGTTTTATTGATAGATGATTGAATAAATCGGTCCATGATTTGATCTTTACCATTTTCCGTATCTATATATAATACTGATTTCTTCATTCTCAAATAACCTCTTGCCAGATTGACCATGAAAAAGGTTTTCTTCGCTTTAGGTTTATCAAGAATAACATTTACCGAATGTTCTGGGTAACCTCCAGCATTGGTAATATCATTAAGTTGTCTAAATGGACAAGGTATTACAGATGGTTCTGCTTGACGTTTGAATTGTCTTTCTGTAATATCCCTTATCATAAAGATAGGTTCATCATCTTTCTTAGGTTTTGAGTTTTGAAGTATCTTTTCTATTTTCCTTGAATAGGTTTCGTATTGTTCGAAGTTATCCAAATCAAAAGAATCATTCAAGTTCTTCATCTCTACATAGGTAGAGAATTGATATATCTTTTCTCGAATGTATTCGGAATCATTCAAGGGATTTGAATATAGGTCATCGATTATTTTATGGATATTGGGTATATCATCCTTAGTAACCAGGTCAACGTAATTTTTAGATTCAAGCAATTCTTTTATAACTTCTTTAAGGATATTCTTAGAAGGCATCTTGTTTTTCTTTTTGAAGAACTTAAATATGCCCTCGGCAATTAAAGAATGCTCAATCAGAACTAGGTAACTTGGTTTAATCTTTTTGATTATTAAGCCTCCCTCTTTATCCTTTAAGAGATACCTTAGGATTTCTAATTGAAAGCTGGTGTCAAATTCAAACTTGGTATTATCTTTTTTCATATTGCAATATAATTAAGTATAATCATATAGATTTCTATAGTCTCGGTTAGAGTTGTACATATAGACTCTCATCCTAGTACTCACTAATCCTCAGCTTCTAGGTGAACTTTATTAATATATTATTTTATATTTGATTTATTATACTTATATTTGCATATCATTTTAAAACATAGACTTATGAAGATAAAGGAAAATGGCAACAACGGATCAGAGATACATAGGTTGAAGCCTATGCAAGAAAATTATGATAAGGAAACTTTTGATAGGATGTATAAAATCTGTAAACCAGTTATCAGACGTCTTACTAAGCAAATTGATAATAGGAGGTTTAATGTTACACCAGATATCATAAGTTCTTATTTCTGGGATAAGATGTTATTTGTCTTTAATAAATATTACGGTACTTGTGAAGAAGAACATTTAAAAGCAAGGATACTAGCTTCTCTCAGTACCTTTAAGAATCATTTATTAAGAACTGCTTATGGAGAGGGAGCAGAATATCATCAGAATCTTTACCAATTAGAAGATTTATTCGATAATGATAAAGAACTAGAAGATGATACAGAAGAAGAGAAAGCTAAAGGAGAAATGCTTGATATGTTATATAAATATATGAAGAAGAACCTATCTCCCGATGCTTATTTGATCTTCGAGATATTGCTTAGTCCTCCTCCCTATATTAAAGAGAGAATCAAGGATAGTTCTCGTATCACTAACATTTTATTAGTAGAGTTTTTTGATATGCCTAGAACTAAATCTTCGGTAAGATATATCTCAGAACTTAAAGAAGATATAAGATATTGGGAAGAGAAAGCTAAAGAAGACTTACATTACTAACATAAAAAAAAAGGGGAACCCAGTGCATGAGGTTCCCTTTCCAGTGTAACTTATTTCCCAATAAGAATTCCACTTGTGTGTTGGACGAAAGCGATTAGCTGTTCTTTAAAATATAAAAGCCCTAATAATTTTAGAAGTTTATATAAACTTATAGTTTAATGATATAAGCTAGTACGAAATAAGGAGGTCTATTCTCATGAGGACTACCTCCTCCGGTTACTTGAGTATCTGCTGTATAACCTGAGTCAGGCCTAGTATGATTAGGGAATGGTCTATTATTAGCATTGTCCCCCCATTTTTCTTCTTTAAACGTAATCTTATGACTATGAGGAGGTATTTGGTCTAGAGTAAGAGTTACTAAGGCTTCTCCTCCCATGTTACCAATGGTATTATAATCCTGATTACTTGGATCATACCCTACTACAAATCTACCCAATAGATTAGGTCTACCAGACATACCATCACAGAATGCCCAACCATCTGGAGGAGTAGTACCTGAAAACATAGCGATTAATCCAGTGGGAACTGAAGAAGCCGAGTTTTTAATCATTTCTATAAGCTCATTCTTCAGATTAGTAAGATATTCTTGTAGATTAGTTATACCATTAGTCTGGTCATCTTTACCTCCGAATCCTTCCAGTACATGTTCTACTCTTTGAATAGAATGGGTCATGATCCCATTGTAGGCTGAGTTAAAGGGTAGTGGTTGAGGGAAACAACCTCCATAAGGGATGATTGCATAGTTTTCTGACTCCTTCGTATTAGTATCAGTACCAGAACCATATACTCCAATCAGTACCATGGTATTCTTACTATTTCTGTAGGGTTCACAAGCACCCTCTACCTGAGAATTAAGATAGGTATAATTTAATTTCTCATGTGAAGCAGGATTATTCTTTACTATATCCCAAGAGATTTTGTCTTCTGCTAAGGGATAGTAAGGATTCTGTGATTGTTTATACAGAGTATATAAGCTTTCATAAGATGAAGACCAATATGCTACGAAAGTAATAGGGTTTTCAATTGGTTCTGATACTTCTTGATGAACTGCGAATAAGAAGATATCTGAATTAGCTCCTTGAGCACCTTGGATATTATCTACTACTATCTCTTCATCATCAGAGATGAATATATAACCATCCCTAGAAATACATCCGAAGTTTATCTGAGGTGATTCTCCATCTTCAGAATTCTTTACCATATATCTAGCAGTAATTCTATCTGCTACATCATTCTTGAATACCTTACCATTTTCTGCTTTAGCTTGAACTGATAACTTGTTACCAGATACTTTAACTGAGCCAAATCCACAGAATGGGCCAAGAGCCACAGGGGCAGCAATTGCTTCTGCTGCCTCCTTGGATTTAATCAAACCCTCATATTTAAAGTACGTTTTCATTGTTATTGTTTTTAGATTGTTTATAATTCTTTGATTGTTCAGACATATCCTTGAAAGCTTCTGATAAGTTATTAAATTTCAAGGTTACTATAGACCAAAGTATCTTCCAAATACTGTATTTCTTTTCTACTCCGTGTAATGTACATATATGACTATAAATAGAATCTACTTCAAATCCATAACATACTACCAATACGGTTATAGACACTACTAAAGGGTCTAACCCATAGGGTTCTCCAATAGCTTTACCTAGAACTGCTCCCATTAATAAGTAACATATATAATCTATTATCTTATTAAAAGTTCTTCTTCCAGCTCGAGATTTTCTAATAGGTATGCCATTTAATTTACTAGCATTCATTCCAAACCAGAAGTCGGCAATTATCAATATGAATGCTAATAGGATCATCCATCGAAGATCATATAACAATTGAATACACTCTGTAGCAAAAGCTACGGTAAATCCCTTAGATATTATAGATGTGGTGGACGTTTCAGTATACATATCTTGATATTGATTTATTCTTGGGGTTTCGGGGTTATTCTCCATGCTGTATTTTCTGGTATGTCTATTTCAAAAGTTCTACTACTAATATCATCAGAGTTCCAAACCAATTCGTTTGGTTGTACCTCAAAAGCTAAGGTAACTTTGAATGTACACCTTACATCAGTTTTGTTAACAGCTTCGAATATATAGGTACCTGGGTTTGAGGTTACAAACTTATATGGTACTGGATGTGAATCAGCTTGACCAACTAATCTTACATCAGTTACGAAATCCTTATGATTAGAAGAACATACCACAGTAGTATATACCTCGCCCTGACCTTGGCCGCTTAAAGTAGCTTTTTCAGGACTACAGCTTATCTTAACTTCAAGATTATAATCCTTGATTACTAAGACAGCTTTCTTATCTCGATTACCCTTACCAACAAAGGTATAGGTACCAGCTTTATCCAAAGTGATAGTTTCTTCAAATTTATATTCTGCTCCCGTTTCCTGGAGTACTACTGAATCATACTCATCTATTTCGAATGGCATCACTTTAATAGTAACTGAATTACCTTCAGCAAGTTTATATGATACATTTACCTTTTGATTATTGGGAGTATTAGCCCAGTCCTTCGGAGATATCCAATTGGGATCAGAAGGATTTATGGCCTCGATATAAATATAAGGATCCTTGGGTTTAGTATAACTATATACTGACCAAGTAGTATAAACTGAAGGATCTCCATTACATACAGCTCTATAACTTCCTGATTGATTGCATGAATAAGTAGCACTAGCTTTACCTTTACCCGATTTATTCAGAGTAATATCAGCTAACTTAGTATTATCACAATAAATGCTAACTCCATAATCTATAAGATTATCTGGGTCATCAGAAGGATTTACTGATAAATAAATCTCTTGGTTTACAGAACCACTTCCCATCTCTAAAGATAAAGTTTGGTATTCCTTAGATAAATGGTAGGTAAATTTAGAGATACTGGTATATACAGTAAATATGCCTATACCATCCAAATTCTCTAAATTATCTTTAGTACAAGCAAACTTATAAACTCCAGTACCAAAAGTTTGGAAAGTATCACCAGATTTATATTTGATATTCTCTTTACCTATCAAGTAACATTCCAATCCTTCTTCATCATAATCATCTTCAATAGTTAATACTGTTTTAGCTAAACTAGTTGTATTACTTGATAACTTGAATTCTTCCGGAGTACACTTAACCTTATACCTATTAGGTTCTCGAGTAACAACTAGTGAAACTCTTTTTACTGGGTATTCTACAATCTGAAACTCATAAGTACCAGGCTCCTTGAATTTATAAGTTGAACCAGAGGGTTCAACTTCGGTTTCTCCCACTAATTGTACGTTCACTGGAGTTTGTTTGCCATCCTGGTATAGAGTAGCAGTAACTGTAGCAGATACTTCCTTATTGTCAGGAGTAATATGTAAAGTAGTTGGGCTAACAGAGATATTATAAGATTTAACTATCTCTTTTAATCCCACCCTTACTTGAGTAATCTTTGTTGGATCACCTACACTCCTAAAGTAATAAGTCTGATTACCCATAGTAGCATTAAAGATGGTACCCTTTTCATATTTATTATATCCCCAAGTATTACCATCTCCAGATACCTGATATCTTAAATCGGCATCTTGATAATTACTAGAAACAATTACTTTAATGGGTACAGAAGTTATATATCCTGGTTGAATAGTGTTTATATTTGGGTCTACAAACTCAGCTGTTATCTTATAATTATCATCTACTTTAAAACCATAATCGATAGTAGCCCCTACATGATAAGGTTTAAATCTATCTATTATGTTCTCTATAGCTTTTCTAAACCCTATAAATTCTCCTGAGTTACTTGAATAACCGTGACCAGTTATACGGAAGGTTACATTGATACATTGACTACAACCATAAATGTTATCGAAATTAGCCTTATCATAGTACTGATCTTGGTCAAAGTATGGATGTGTTTTTAACCAACCATCATAACCTGATTTAGCAGGATCATCAATAGTACAGTTTAACCCGTACATCCTAAATAGAATTTCGAAGAATTGAGAAGTACCTCTTATCTTTATCAAAGATATAGAATACTTAAGTAAATCTCTTATCTGTTTAGTAGATAAGGTTAAAGCTCCTTTCTTGGGTAATATCCATTTAGATTTAAGGTCATTCAATTCAGCTTCACTTAATAACCCATTATAATAAGTTTTGAAAGCTTCCTCATCTATATTGTTCCATCGAGCAAAAGGCAATTGCCCAAAGCTTTCCCAGAGGTAGTTCAAATAAATCTCTGGACAGGTATCAAAGTCGGTTATTCCTAGTAAACTCTCAATATCTGCGGATATATTATCTTGAAAATAACTTCCGCAAATTTCTAGGAACCTTTCTAAGATACCCTTTCCATCTACCTTATAAGTGTCTTGATCCTTATATTCAAAAGGTAGGAAATCTATAAGTTTCTTAAGGTCTATCATATTAAACAGTTTCGTGAACAGTTAAAGTTAATTGAGAAGATTTCTGGAATACAGGTAAGTTATATCCAGGATCTTCATAATCCATATTAGGTTCTGAGATAGTAATAGAATAACGATATCCCTGTTGATAGCCATTTGCTTGTATGTCCAAAGAGAAAGTGATACCATTATTTTTATCAGTGATGTTTATAGTACTACCTACAGAGCCAGTAGTTTGGAATCCTCCACTTGAAGCTTTTACAGTGTATGAATTGCTACCAGTAAAGTTTATAAAATAGGTCATGGACCCATTAGCTTTCTCTAATTTAAACTGACCAAGAAGTAATTCCTTGTTACCATATATGGTAACAGGCCAAGGTTTAATATAGAACTTCTTGATATGTAAGTAATCTACCGTAGATAGGTTATCAATCAAAGCATAAATATCTGAGATTCTTACTTTGCCCCCAATCTCGGAGTTCTCAATAGAATAAGCATTGTATAAGGCATTCAGAACTTGAGCTTGGATTTCGTTGGTCTTATAAGATTTCTTACCGGTTACTTCTATCTCTAAGGTTATATCTACTAATCCTGCAGATTTAACTTGAAGCCAAGTAGTTAAGGGGGCTCTCTGTGATAGTTGGGTATAAACCTTGTTTATCATAGTAGAATCAGCTACTCCACCATTATCAGCACTGATATATACTGTAAGCTTTCTTCCACATTCATAATCTACGGCAGCTTTATTTACTCCATCTATTAGCATAGCTAAATCTACGAAGTCCTGTTTGCTTACAGCTACTCCAAGAGTTTTAACACTCAATGGTATATGTTCTTTTAACATACCAAAGTTCTCATAACTAGAACCTCCTCCTGCAGCATATTGATTACTAGTGGTAGCCTCAGATATAGAAGCTTTTACTATGGCTGGAGTTTGTACAATAGAACCAGCTGGTACATTACCTTGAATACCCGTGGTGATATAGAAGCTTGCTGATGTTACCTTTTGACCTGCAGAAGGTATAGAACCAAAGGTACCATCTCCAAATACTATTACGGCAACTTGGCTAGCATTGACAGTTACCATAAAATGTTTATCTGAAGGTTTAGAATAAGCAAAGGTATCTACTAAAGTCCAAGTAGTTCCATCGATGGATAATTGCATTGTACCATGCTCATAGTATTTACCATCGGGTAATTTACCTATTGTGATTTCTGGTCTACCTTCGGAAGGTATTACTAATCCCGACAATCCAGACTGATTATATTTCTCATGTTGAATCAGAGGTATTTTACAAGTAGTAACATTAGCATACCAAGTTACGTCTCTAGCAGAAAGCCAGGAGTTACCATTAACATCTGTAAAGAGAGTTTCTTTTGGGATAGTCAACCTAGAAGCAATATTACTACCTGTAAGATCACGAGTTAGGATTACATCTACTGAAGCAGCTACTGCTCCTCTTGGGTGATAGTCTACCAATAAGCCATGCTTTACTACACTATCATAACGCCGAGCCGTGGATAAGAAAGATTCCCTACCCACGTTATCAATGTAATAATGAAGTACTTCAGCAATAGCTGCAAACAGAGATAGGATAATTATCAGAATATTACCTTCGGAATAATCCGTGATAAGAGTCTGACCATTCTTATCCTTGATAGTAGTAAGAGATTCAATCAACTTAGCTTTAATCTGTTGAAAGGATCTCTGATAAGGGTTTAGCCATTTATTCGTTATCATATTAGTAAGATTTTAAAATATTTTCAGACCTATCATAACTAATACCCAATACCTGTTGGCTACCAGTTTGATTAATTACATAATTCATTTCGATGAAAAGCTTGGTACCCTCTAACCTCATATTCAGGCTTTTAAAAGTAATCCTAGTTTCATAGGTAGAGATAGCTTTCTTTAAGAAGTCTTTTACCAAGAAAGCTAAAGCCTGGGTATTGGGTTCTTCTATACATTCCCATAGCCTAGTACCAAAATCTTCTTGCCTGAATCTTTGACCTATATCATACCAAAGGAGAGCAGATAGGTTATTATGAACAAGTTCAATATCTCCATTTACTGGATACCAACCTTTCTCTCCCTTTTCATTCTCAGTAATCCGTATTGGAAACAAAGGGCCAATACCGATAATATTAGTGTATAAGTTATTTGCCATTAGTGTACAAATTTAGAATCCTCATAATCTGTTTTATTAAAAGTAGAAAATGGTTTCGTGACTGGAGTAATAACAGGTCCACTAACTGCGGGTCCTGATTGAATACCGGAGTGGGTATGAGAATTATATTGAGTTTTTAATGATTCTATCTCTGAAACTAATTGGTTTAGTTTCTGGGTTAATTCATTGATATTGATTATACCATCATTATTACCTTGGTTCACTATAACCTTTGAGGCATTCACATAAGCTTGAGCTTTAGAATTTATACTTACTGGGCCTTCGGCGTAAATAGTAGCAGACCCATATAAGTACATCTTGAGTGATCCATCTTTATCATTTAACCAGATTCTATTCCCATTAGGTGTAACTATACCCATAGTATCGGGATCATCCAGGATATCAGGTATTTGGTTTTGAGCCCAACCATGATATTCCCATAGAGGTTTACTAGGATCACCATACTCAAAGGTAATATATACTATATCACCATTCTTAGGAGCCATCATTTTAAAACCAGACCCAGTAGATCCATGTTGACCCTTTGAATAAGCCCAGAGTACTATTCCTCCCATTACCTCTGGTATAGCCACTTTTATACGATTCATATGATCGGGGTCTGTGTTATTAACTACCATGGCCCTGTACACTGAATAGTATCTTCCCAAGGATTCTAATCCTTGTTCAGTTATTGTTTTTGCTGATTCATAAGCCATATTATTCGGTTTTAGAAAAGTCTTGGTTCATCTGTTTAATAATGTAATCTATATTGAAATTATACTTTCGATATACATCCTTAGTAGCTTCTACCTTTTTACGTTTAACATTAGTAATGGTAACTACGTCTTCTCCATCTTTACCTGTAGATTGGTATACAGTTCTTTCTACTTCTATGATGCCATCATTACCTTTGGTAGGAGTATTAGCATTCTGTTCCCTATAGATAACCATATCTTGAACAAACTTTCTTTGTTCTTCGGTATTACCATCCAAGGCTTTGAAGGCTTCATATTCTGCCTTAGTAGCATTTATGGTAAAATCAGAAGAATGAGCATCTCCAGCTTTATTTTTACCTACATCAGTAGTTCCTTGACTTCTGGCATTATTAGATACCACATCTTGGGTATTAATATTACCAGCAGCAACTTGAAAGCCAGCTGTTCCATTATTCCTAACTAATTCTAAGTCAGTAATATATCCTGTACCAGCATCCATTCTATGAGTACATTTCTTTATATACCAATATCCTGACCACCTTTTACCAACGTTCAAAAGCTGAAGTACCATTGAGGTTTTTAATGAAGGTCTTCCTACTACTTGCATTTGACAGATTAGTTTTTTCTCGGTTATCTTTAAACCTCCATTAGCATTTATCCTCATTGCTCTTTCTCTATTGCCTACTCCTCCAGTTCTATCATATAAGTTAGTAAGAGTTTTCCAAGCGGGTACCTTCAAAAGCTGTTTTACTTTTTTGAATACCTTTACTCTGCTTCGATAATACCCGTGATTATCTCCAGGGCCTCTACCAGCTTGAACCGGATTATAAGTTTGAGGGTAATAGGATTCTTCATGAAGAGTTAAAGGGTAGACAATGATATTAGGGTCTTCTTGCATTTTAGCTAGCCCCTCCTGAGTTTTCCTTTTCTCGGCATTTAGTTCAGTCATACTATTCACACGACTAGAAGACTTTAATTCTCCAGAAGAATACGAACGAGGGTCTTCCCAAACTTCAGTCCATACCTCATTGTATTTATTTTTGAATACGAAATTTAAACCCTGGTATACTTGTTTCATTGCAGAAGTAAGGTCCATTCCTCCCGCTACTAGTGCATCAATAGAAGATTTTATATTAGTTAGTTCTCCTTTAGTATAAGCTTCCTCTAGCATTTGAGAAGTAGCATCCCTTAATTCTGTATCGGACATAGACTCTAATCCACCACCTGCATCTAAATAACCAGTACCCTTAGCATCATATTCTTTCTTAGCAGATTCAGTCTTTAGTCTTTGGGCTTGTTTTTTAGAAGCCAATTCTTCATCTAAGGATTTCAATCTATCTTCTTTCCATTTCTCTACCTTACTATCAACATGAGGTTTTAAAACTTCGGGGGATCTATGAAATAATCCTGGGCTTTGCACATCTACTGTAGATAGGGCATCTAACTGTAGTGGGTCATGTAGAATCTCATTCTGTTGGTCATCGATGTAACTTACCTGGATTTGTATTTGCTTATCCTCAGGTTTTATAGTATTACCCACTTGCATCATCTTCTGCTTAGTAGATCTTTGAGTAGTAAAAGATACTCTTAATACTTCTCCGTTTTCAGCTTGGAATATGTAGGTATGATGAGGAGGTTGTTGAAACTTACGGTTATGTATGTAGATTACTCCATCTCTACTATCTACATACCAAGGACCATTACCATAGGCAGCCATCTTAGCTTCTAGTTGAACTAGAACATTATTACCTATTGTACCTAAGTTAGAATTAAGTACTTCAGCTAAATCATCTGGCATACCAACTTGACCTATGCCACTAAATTGATTAGCATATAGAATGGTACCCTGTACTTCAGGAGTAACTTCTGTGGGTACCTGTATAGCTTGATAAGCTTGATTACTTATTATATTTGCCATTACTCAAACCTTTCTATTATTACTCCAACATTTAATCCGCATCCTGAATCCAAGAATTTAACCATACTATCATCGGTATCCTCAGTAGGTTTATGAGGGGGCATAAACCTAAGATGATTCGTGCCATCAATACATTTGATAGTTATATGGGTACCTGTAGAATCAAAGATACAATCGAAATCTCTTACTTTGATATTTATAGCTGGGCTTGATACAAAGGTGCCATCACTAAAAATATATCCCCACTGTAAAAAGATATCTCTATTTTCCTGTAAAGCTTCTACATCTACAGTATCTGGATTACCAGTATCAATAGTTATTGTAGCTAAGTTTTCTTTTTCTTCATCATATACATATAACCAGCTACTTATATACGCTCCTAAAGGTATACCAGTAAGAGGGTTCATAACTGGTATACCTTGATTATCAAAAATGGCTAGGTAAGGAGTACCTGTGCCTTTATATAATATGGGATTATTTGCTTTAACTTCCATAAGCCGGTATCATTAATACCATTCCACCTTTTAATTCAGTGAACGGATTTATTATGTTATTATACTCAGCAATAATATACCATTTACCAGAATCTCCATAATACCTATAAGCGATATTCTGTAAAGTTTCCCCCTCTTTCAGGGTATGTTGAAAATCGTTAGGAGAAGAGGGTATAAGTAATGGGTAAGATTCTAAAGAATAATCTCCATCTCCATAATTCAGAGTAAATCCATTATCGTATGGACTTGCTCCAACTAAATAAGAAGTTATATCCATGGTTACTTGATTTTATCGGTTGTAAAAATACCCACAGTCTTTTCTGCAGCTTTACTTTTAACAATATCCTCATAAGATAAACTATATGAACTTACTCGTTTGAATATTAATTCTTGAGTAGCAGTAGCAGGATACAGATTTAGGTCTTCTCTTATATCTACTGAACCTTTCATACGTTGTCTAGAAGCATTTCTAAAATTAGAAAGAGAATATGTGGCAGAAGTAAGTATATAATAATGACCTTCAAAAGTATCAGAATTTCCCCATTGAATCTGTAATATTGGGGGAGCTGCTTGATAAGCATTGGATTTACTCCATGATTCTAATAACCTGCATTTGGTTAATACTTCAGCAGGGTTATCTGGATCATCACAGTACCAGGATACATTGAATTGTACAATGTCTTCTGAACCCGTATAATGATACATAGGAGTATTTCTACCCATAGATTTGATGGTAGCCCAAGTTGTTTCTCCTCTAAAATCAAAGCTCAGAGGTCTATTCTGTAAAACAATATATTGGTATGGGCTAACATTAGTATTATATATGATTACCTGATTCAGTTTTCTTATATCTTGGCTTACTCCATAAAGTTTATTGTTTTCTACTACAGTCCTACCTTGAGCAGGATCATCTTTGTCAATCTTAAGATTTCCATGCTGAAGTTGTAATCTCCTAATGCTTTGAAGAGAACTGTTAAGTACTGGATTCTTGGAAGATCTTTCCCTTTCTCCCAAAGCTCCATTAGGATTAAACAATTTACCTCTAGGAGCAGTATCCTTAGGTAAACCTGAAGTTAATCGATTAAGGTGTATCTTAGCTCTCCATAATTTATTTATGGGACCGGTAAGTACTCCAGCAGTATCTTGGGTAAGATTATTATATTTCTTAACAACCTTACCTGCTAGTTTTCCTAATATTCTTGCCATAATTTAAGGTATTAATCCAATTTGAGTAGCATAATTAACTCCTAAAGTTTCACCTGGAGCTACAGAACCAACAGGAGCTCCATCAATAGTAATGTTAACAGTACCATTAGGTTTATCATTCAGTAAAGCTGCCCTGATAGCTCTTGCCATTTTCTCGGTTAAATATTCATCACTAGTTAGAGTTTCCTTTGATAGATTAGAATCAGTATTCTTATTCAGTGAGTCTATTAGCCTAGGTAAATAATCTGCTACAAGAGGTAATGCTATACCAATGGCCATCCCCCAAGGACCTCCCAAGAATCCAGCTACCCTACCAAGTAACCCTTTCATACCTAACCTAGCTACTGCCGGACCCGCAGGAGGTGTAGGTGGTTTAGTAGTACCTCCTCCAAGACCTCCTAATGTTGGCCCAGGTATTCCAAACTTCCTAATGGGTTTACCGTTAGGTCCATACCAACCTCCTCTAGGCCCAGCAGTCCAACCGAAAGCCATTGCTTTTTGAAGGTAATACTGTTCTCTCATAATCCGAGTGATATGTATTAATCTAGCTTCTAATACAGCTGCAGCAGAAGCAGACTTACTAACTCCACTTGCCGTAGCCTGAGATTGGGTATTGGTTTGTTGCATGTAAGTAGAAAGCATTCTGCCAGTAGCAGCTAGGTACCTATAGCCATTTACTACTAAAGCCGTAATTGAACCCCAAGCTAATGCTTTAACTACTATCTGACCTCCTATAGTACCAGCTATTCCTTGTACCCATTGAGATATCTTGGTAAATACAGTTAATATAGGGTTAAAGACGTCGGCTAAAGTTGACCCTATATTTACTACTAAGTTTTCAAAGTTAGATTTGAAAGCTTCAATGATACCCTGTGGAGTCTTCAATCTTTCCTCAGTAACCTGTTCTACTAGGCCCGAGTTCTTATCATATTGTTCTAAGATCTTAGTCATCTTATCAGAACCCGCCATCATATTTCGAATCTGATTAGAGATATCACGAGTAGCTCGAACTCCGAATATATTGTAGAAAGCTTGAGTTCTTTCCAGAAGTGATTTGTTCATAAGAGCTTCACCAAACTTACGATATACCTTATCTAATCGAATAAGATTACCTTCGGCATCAAAGAAATCTTGTGGACTTAAACCTAAACTAGTTAATGCACTAAATCCTTTCTTTTTCTGGTTAGCTAAAGAAAGTTGCAAATAACGGATCATACTTGCTAATGCAATACCGGCTGATGAACCCTGAATACCCATATCTCCCAATACACCGATAGCTGCAGCAGTCTGTCTTAAATCGTATCCTGCATTAGCCATGTCAGCTCCAGCATAGGTAATGGCTTGAGCCAAATCGGTAAGAGACATATTAGCGTTAGTTACAGCCGTATATAAATCATCTGTAACCTTAGTAGCTTGTTGAGAAGGTATAACATACATTGACATGATATTAGTCATCAAGTCAGCTACACCTCCTTTACCTCCAAATGGTTGACCAAGGATAGATGCTAACTTAGCAGCAGGCCCAGTCATATCCTTTATCTGTTCTACTGTATTACCTGCCATTGCTAAGTACCTTTGGCCAGAAGCAATATCGGCAGCAGTCAAGGGAGTAACTGCATTGACTGCTTGAGCCAATTGCATCATCTCGGTTTGTTGCTCAGCGGTAGCTCCTGCAATCTTTGAGGCCATAAATATAGTATCTTGGACCTTAGCCGAATACTGATAAGCTTCTGCCATGCCTCCAAGTACTTTCATACTATTTTGTACAGATAATGCTGTACTCATCTGAATAGCCCTGTTCCAGTCATTCATATCATTCATCATATTGTTGAATGATTGTGAAATTTTACCGGTTTCAGAGCTAAATTTATCTCGGAGTACCATGGATACTCCGACTTCTACTAAACTTCTTGTATCTCCTATCATGTTGACATTTTCTTCTTCATTTGTTTATAATAATTCTCAGCTATGAGTAGGAATTTCTTTCTTTTACGAACGGGTAGACACAAAAAGGTGAGATAGTCTAAGACTATCTCAGCCCGAGTAATGTATATGTAATCTTCCTCTAAATTATATCTCCCGTCAAGTAGAAAAAATCAGGAGCAGCCATAATTGGGTAATCAATGATGTTCCCAGTTTCGGGGTTTTCGATTTGAGTATACCCATGGAAGATGGGGTCTACTGTATTTACCAACCGATGGATTTCTGCCATATCCCTTGAGGAGAATAGAGAGAAGTTTTCTACTTTCTCAAATTTATCATCTACCTTTAACTTGAGATTACGGAGAAGGAGAGTGGAGTGTCGAGTAAGTTTACTTGGTGAAAGCTGAACCATCTGAGATTCTTTTTCTCCATCCATCAATTCAAATTGGATTACCTTACCTGAATTCAATTCCTCGGTATATTGCATAAGAGTAAATCCGTCTTCTCCTTTTCTTCCCGGGTAGTAAGGAATGGCATTGGGTTTTTCTTCCATCTCTTGTTCTATAGGAAGTACTGCATAATCGAAAAGAAATTCTCCCAAGTCCTGAGAATAAGTTACAGAATCTTTATTATCCCATTTATAAGTGAATTCTACTTCCTCTCCCAAAGAGAAGATTCGAGAATTAAATAGGATACAGTATCTATCCAGCAAGGGTAACTTAAGAGCATCTTCTATGGTTAATTTACCTGACTTAGTAGCATTTGTTTTAACTACTATTGCTGAAATATACTTGGTAAGATTCATAAGATTCTTTGAATCTACCGGGTTGGTGATAATTTCTTCATCTTCACCATTCTGCTCTCTGATTTCGAAAAGTCTACCAGAAGGAGCAGTGAATACTAAGGTTCTTAGTGTCATATCCATTTTATCTAATTTTTAAAAGTTCATAATTTCATAGTAGCTGTAAGTATCAACAAGAAAGGGGTGAAACTCCTTATCTAGGAATCCCACCCCTCCACCTAAAACTCTAGTAAGAAAATGACTAAGAGAGTTAATACTTATCGCAAGTACCAACAGAAAATTCGATATTTTCTATGGTGTTTTCTGAAGCCATACGATCTAAGTCAAGGCCAGTTACTTTACAAGGCCAAACTTCTTCAAGCAGCCAAGTATTTAGGACGGATACTCCATCTTCTGCAAGTTCATTTACAATAGCAGTTTCCCAATATTCACTAGGAACTAATCCGCCTCCAGCTATCATATCTTGGCAAGAGTATAGCCAATCTTGAAGCCAGGTATCAGAACCAGCAGTAGTTAAGAGTTTTTCTACTACCAGATTACCTACGGTAACTCTACCAGCAGTTTTTACATCTCTGTTTACATCTCCATGAGCAACCTGGTCAATCTCTATATCCGGAAGTTGGCAAGTCTGGAATAGGTATGTATTGATAGGGTGTTTTGGGAAAGAGATGCTCCATAGGAATTTCTTTCTAGGATTCTTTACTTTTGCTCCCATATTTTATGATTTTAATGTTATTCGTTTTCTGAAATGTTAACTGAATTAGAAGCTGCATCGATTACAATGTTAATTGTAATTTCTTGCATAGGAACAATATCTTTGTACTTCAGGATTACTTTATACTTACCCTGACGGACATCAGCTTCATTATTTACAGAGAGTTCTGAATAAGAACCAGCATCCTGGTCGCCCATCCATGTGTACTCTGACATAGCATTTTCATCTACCAGATTATCCAGGATTGGTTTTACCTCAAGATAAATATTTTTCCAAGTACTCCAGATATTTGGTTCTTCCAAATATTTATTCAAGATAGGACGAAGAGTCTTCTTCAAGTACAGATTCAATCTTACGATTGAAAGGAATCTTTCTGAATCCTGTTTTACTTGAGAAGAGAAGCAATGCCATAACATGGTTTGTTTACCAGAAGATGGAGTATCTTTGATTACAATCATGTTGGCATACATCTGAGCCAATTCGTCCAGTTCATTATAACGAGAATCACTACCATAGTTAGGACTTACTGGGCCCTGACCATCGTAAATTATTCCTCGGTTCATACCAGCAAATGACTTCCAAGGTCCATAGTTAGAAGCAGAAGTATCACCCAAACCGAAGATGGTACCCATTACATCGGAATTACTAAGTAATCCGAATTCGTTGTAGTACTTGATACCACCTGCAAAGTAGGCTACATATTTAGAGTTACCGATACTACCCAAACAGCTATTAATCCAGGTTATAATACTCTGCTTATTTCTAGGCTGAGTTCCCTGAGTATAATGAGTGGTGTATTTTGGTACTTCAATGTAGTAAGTGTACTCTTGTAATTCAGCACACATTTCTTTAGCAGCCTTATGTACTTTTAGTACATCTTGGTCTGTTTTCAAATGCTGATGAATATGAGAACATGATAACTGATAGATATCAGTGTAATCCTTTACCAAATCCAAAGAAGCAATCCATTCATCTGCAGTAGGATCAGCACCAGCAGTACCAAGTGTACCATTAAACATAACCTCTTCTGCAGTAGGTTCTTTACCTCCAACTTGGATAGTTAACGGATTCTCGGTTTGGTCAATTGAAGTCTGGAGCCAAGATACTAAGTTCTCGAAAGATTTAATCTTATCGGTAGTAGTTACCATCTTAGGTTTCAGGTATGCAGAATTACTAGCAAAGTTACTTAAAGCCAAGTAATCTACAGAAGTTTTATTCTGAGCATCCTTAGTTTTGTAAGTAATTACTGGACCCGATTCCAAGATAGAACCATTGGCATCATAGATGTTATAGAAAACGGTATTCACCGATTTAGAGAAACCAACTTTGAAAGATTCTCCAGAACCAATGGGATCACCATAACCTTTAGTTACCAAACCAAAGCTTACTGTAGTATTTCCTGAAATAAATTTGAATATTTCTGAAGCTTGAGCATTTTCAGTTATCTCCTCAGTTTCATCTTCAGTAGATTCAGCCTCTTCGGCTTTAGTAACAGTACCCTTTTTAGCACCTGCTCCCAATACACGAATAATTCTTAGCTTAGAACCTCCTACTAAAGCTTTCTCTATGTTAGATACAGAACCATCAGGTACAATCTCTTTACCAAATATTCTTTGGAATTGAGAGAAAGAAGTGATTAATTCTGAAGGATCATCATAGGGACCTTTTTCAGTTCTAGCCAAGAAACATGATACTCCTAAAAGAGGAGTAGTCTGTTGAACATTGTTGTTCTCGAACTTAAAAACAACTCTGGGTGATTTTGACATATCCTTGTGTTTTATAGGTTAATATATTTAATTAATACCAGTAAGTATCGTTACCTTACTGGTATTATTAGAAAATTAATCCTCTTTATTCTTAAATAAACCTCCGATAGCCTTAATCACATCATAGAAACCACATCCCGATAAACCAGCAGCTAATCCATAGATTAATACCTGATAGAAAGGATAGTTTTCTAATAAGTGTGTAAGTTGTAATCCCCAAGCTATAATACATACAAGAATACCCACTAATGCAGATATACCAATCTTAGCAAGTTTGTTGTCTTTGATAACTGGGATTACCTTTAGTATCTGAGTAACCAAAGATGATACCAAAGTTACTATACCCGTAAAGGTACCCAGATTGATTACGAACTCTGAACCAGTTGAAGGTTCTACTTCTGCAGCAAACAATGACACTGGTAAAATGAGTGCCATCAGCATAAACACTAACTTTTTCATTTTAGTAAATTTTTGAGTTAAACATGTATATTGAGATTGAGCATCTCCTCGTCCTTTTGGTATTCGGGTCCTAGTAAAAGACTTATATCTCTTATAGGTAATAGATCCACCATTTCTACCAGTTTTTCTGGTATAATACCATCTTTACATACATATTGATAGACCTTTTCCAATAACCCATGTGATTCATCGGGATGATCATAGAAATTACCAATCTCTATAAATAAGTTCCCAGTAGGAGCTATCCTACCTTTATCCCATTCTTCTAAATCATTGAAGTAAGGTCTTATATAGCCTCGAGTAGGTAATGCTTCATGAAGAATAGAATGTAGTAATCTCATATCATTCTGAGTAGTTGCTACCAAATGAATATCAATAGTGATATCTTTAGTTTCGTAAGGGAACTCAGACATCTGATAATTGCCCGCATCTAATTTATCTCCAATGATATATTTCTCTACTCCGATATCTCCAGGATAATAAGCAGTGCTTTCTATAGTTATCCTGGGACATGTTTTAGGACCTCTTACCTGGTTATTACCTATACCGAATAAGTAAATGAACTTATCTATTGCTTCCTTATCTTCTTGGAATCTCTTTTCATTCTCTTGTGATAAAGGTAGATAATCTTCGGGGTTAAGTCCCATCTTCTTTTCTAAGAGAACATTCAATAAGCATATATAGAAGGTTCTCTCTACTATCTCTTGTGAATTTACCATAATTACCTCCTATCTTACTTTCATAACATAAGCCAATACGTAGTATGGTGGTCTATTCTCATGAGGTTGATTACCACCAGTTGGACCAGTTTGAGCCCCTGAATCATAAAATGGGTGTGGTCGGTTGTTTGCATTATCTCCCCATTTGTGAGTTTCTATACGAATCTTATTGTATGAATGGGTATGGCTTGGCATTTCTTCCACGGTTAGCCTATGTTCTTTTTCTCCTCCAGTATTACCAATACTACTGTAATCTGGGTCACTAGAATCTACTCCAACTACGAACCTACCACTTAAATCAGGAACACTTATATAACCTGCCCTAGTAGAAGAAGTATTATATTTCTCACCAATGGCCTTATATAATTCGGGATATTCAGCTATACTTACCTGACCTCCATTACAGAGTACATAGTTCTCTGGAACTCCGGGGCCTGACCATAGTTTGATTATACCTATATCTCCCGAAGTTTCTTTTTTACCTTGTTTACAAGTTACACTTATAGTTTTACCAGACTCTCCTTGAGTAAATATTACTTGACCTACTCGTTCATTATACATATTATCATTTAAGCTCATGATAATAGTAGTACCAGAGCCAGATATATCCCCAGAGTTTTCCCTAGTATAATCTACAGTAACTGGATCACCAACTTTCTTTCCATTGATTACCATTTGTTTAGTAGATATAATAGTAACCTCTTTACTTTCTCCTGTAGGCTCAAAATATAATTCAGTGGGTGAAACTCTAAAATCATATTCGTAATTGCCTTCTCCTTTCTTGTGAATAAGCTTTACTTCTTTAGTTGACCCATCTACAGCTTCCACTGTTAAAATCTGAACTATATCTTTGTCCGTAGAATTCTTTTCTTCTGGTGTTACTGTTATAACAGTTCTACCAGAACCTTGATTCTTGCTTATAGTGAATCCCATTATTTTCTATATCTCCTTATTTCTTTACGAAGTTCTCTTACTATGGTTTCCTTCAGAACCTTCTTACCACCTACTTGTTCGAATGCGGGTTTCCATAATGGTCTTGGAGGTAAATTACCACCTCTAGAACCATATTCCAACATGATAGCTACTTGGTTCAAGGTTCTTTTACTAGTCCTATCACCCTTTCGGGTTTTCTTAAGATTAGTAGGTATACCTACGTAAGTTCGATTCTTCTGTTTTACTATTTGTACTGATCTCAAATACTGACCCGTATAATTCAAAAGGGTATGCTCTCCGTATCGTTTAATGGTATTAGCCGAGTGAGGATCCCAATGAGTTCCTCTTGGAGGAGTACCCGTTCTTAGGCATTTTTTCACAAGTCTGAGAAGTTGATTGCCGAATTTCTCAGTAGCTCTATCATAGGCATTCTTCATGATAGATGGGGTTTCGGCAATCAACTTCTCAGCTCTAGCCTGTTCTTTTGGGTCAGTATATATCTGTAAGTCTCCCAAGGGAGTACTTATAGTTATGTTTACTGACTTACTTGCCATCTGGATTTTCCTTCGGTTTATTCAAGCCAAGTGAATCCATCATAAGATTTATGGCTTGCTGTTGTGATTGTAATACTGATACTACATCATTCCTGAATGAAGCGAATTCTTCATTGAATTGACTACCATTAGTGGGCTCCTTCTTTTCAAACATAGCAAGGATATTATCACATTCCTTTACTATGTTCTCATATTTACCCACATTATTAATAATATTGAGAGCCTGTGATCTTTGCAATGATACCTCGTTTACAATGTTAATTTCTACTAGAGTGTAGTACACATTGTTATAAATACCCTCATCCCCATCCGAAGGTAAATATACTGTTACTGTACCAATGGAATCTTGAAGAACAATTTCTATAAGATTAGAAAAGCCATCACCATTTTCATTAGCTCTGGGTTTACTTTCTCCTACCTTTACTACTTTAGCTCGGTCAAAGATTGGGTACATTGATCTTCTGTCTCTTTCTAGAGAAAAGACTGAATCTCCTCTTTGTAATGATTTAAATTTCATTTCTTCCATACTGCATTATTTTTATTGATTAGACTTAATCCCATTTGAACCATACTGGGATTCTGTTTCATAAATTCTACTAGGTTCAAGAAGTTATAGTATCCATAGATATCTATCAGTCTTTGTGCTTCATCAGCTACTCTCTTTGCTACCTCTAAATTAGGAGCTGGTAGTTGCATTTGGAGAGTAAAGGTTTGTAGTTTATTATCTTCTTCCATATTTCTTACTAGATTAAAACGAAAAAAGGGAAATACCCACTACAGGTACCTCCCTTTTCCCTAATCAACTTTAATAGAAATTATGCAGTTTTATTACCTAAAGCCTGTACTACTGAGTTAATGATGTTCTGATCTCTTTGAGCATCAACTACTCGATTCTTACAACATTCATCACTATAACGATTACGATCCGCAACCACTACAGTACCTTCACCAGATTTAACTTCCATAATGATTTAGTTTTAAAGTTAATAATTAAATTTATCTATCAATAAATGTACTAGTGTTGTGTTTAGGATTAAATTGTCTAGGTGGGCCAAGAAGCATCCCAATGATGGGTATTATTCCCCTCTTCAATCCTAAAGTTACCAATTGATAACCATAAACCTCTTACAGAATTAAAGGCCCATACATAAACATTATCTCCAACCCCTATATCCTTAGTAGTACTTTGAAGAGAATTCACAGTTATTTTACCTTTTACTGAGTCTACTATAATACCTTCACGTATTAAGCTCATATTATACATAAAGTCAGAAGTATGAGGCATATTAGCCGTATCAAATAATCCCCACGTATCTTGATCATTACTACCATTTGAAATATTTAAACTTAATTCTAATCTGAATTTATTTATTTTAGCTTCTTGAACTATTGTTAGAGTACACGTTTTACCAGATTCCCTTTGAGTAAAGGTAATAACTCCAGTTCTAGATGAACTACTGTTATTAGTGGTTACCTTATATGTAGCCCCAGCACCTGAACCAGGTATAGTAATCCAATCCACATTAGAAGATAAAGTCCAATTAAAGAATTGACTACCATTCTTCATAGAATATACTCTTACAGGTCTATTGTATGATGAATCTGAACTTGGCCAACCAGAATAAGTAAGAGAAGTACTCAAAGAATCCCCCGAGTTTTCTCTAATACCAAACTCATAAGTTGAAGCACTCTGTTGTACAGTTTGTACTAACTCTCTATCTAAGCCATTAGGTTGATTAGCTCTGATTGTAAGAGTTCTGCTTGCAGGCTTTGAATGCTCAGGTATGGTAAGGGTTACTTCAAATATATAATCAGTCACATTAGTAATGGATTCGGTTACTCCAGAAGGCAACAAGATAAGTGTAGGTTTAATAGCTTCAGTAGAACTTAAAAAACCATTAACATATCTAGACCTATAACTCTTTATATAAAAAGAAATATTACCTCCCTCACCTCCAACAGTACCTATGGATAAAGTACTAGTTTTATAACCACTACTTTGTTGGGTACTGTGCTCAAATACCATACCACTACTAGGATAAGTTACCTCAGTCGAATCCTGTATAATGGTTAAATATACAGGAGTTGCCGTATCGTAAGTAAACTTAATTTTAAAAGTTCTATGTGATGAGTTAGGGTTTGGTGCTACACTAATACTACATCCACTAGAATTTTTACCAGAGATGGTAATATCAGATGAAGTTCCCTCAACTACTTCAGCTGAAGTATATTGAGTTCTAATGTTTTCTACATAAGTTCCGTTTATATATTTATCATAATTGGCATTTACTGTCAACCTAAATTCTGAACCAGTTCCAGATACATTCTTAGTAGTAGGGTCTATAGACAGGTGATCTACATAAGTTACTTGACCTCTTTCCTGAGAAATTGAGATAGTCTGGTCTGTAGCAGTTGGGAAATAGAAAGTAACCGTAAAATTTCTAGCAGAACCACTATTACTTGGGATAGAAATACTATTCCCACTAATAGAAGCCGGACTAGAAACTCTTACTGTAGCCGTTTCTGATTCTGTATAACTACTTCCTTGACCATTCCAAGTATAACTTCTACTTGCACTCTTAGCAGTTACATTAGATTGACCTCCACTGTAACTGAAAGAAGTTTTATCTACTCTACAATTATAACTCCATGAAGAATAAACTTTTCTACCTGCTGCCTGGGTAAAGGTTGCCCTTAGGGAAATATCTGAATACTTCTGTTTCCAACTTACTACGGTATCTTTGCTATCGAAAGTAGTATTATTAGGTACGAATCTTTTACAAACTCCATCTACCTCTTTTTTAGTATACCACCCATTGGAAGGTTCAAAACCTTGTTCCCAAGTAAGTTCTTCCTTGGTATCGGGCAGAATAACCCTATCTACATATTTAACTCTCCAAGATTCAATAAGCCCACAAAGAAATTCTCCCCCAGTAGCTGGAGCATCAAATGATGGGTCTCTAATCCACTTGAACTCATATTTCCATTGCTCTGTATGGAGATCTTCTAACTTGACACATTCGTTGTCACCATAGCTATCAGCATTACTAATTACGGCATTAAGACTGGTATTCGGATTGTGACCTGCATTTAAGTTGGCTAATATCTCAGCTTTGGTGGGGCACTCATCAGAGACCTTACCCCAACCAAGCTTCTTATAAATAGCCCTCCAAGTTGCTATTTCTGCCATATTACTTATTGTTTAATTGTTTCTTAAAGTCTTCGAATTCTTTTCTCAATAACTTAACTCCTTCAAGAGCCATGACACTGAGCATTTCATATTCTACCACTTTTACTTTTACATATTCCTGACCATCTTCTCCAACGAAAGTTTCGAATCTAGATTGGTTAGGTACTTGAGAAGCAGGTATATTATTCTCTGATACCAACAGCGGTTCGATTTCCTCTAAGCTCTGAGCAATAGTTCCCACTTGGTATTTACCATTCATCTTGAAGTGAACCGTAGGTATATTGCAGATTTGGTCTAGAGTATGGTTCAAATTCTCTACTTGAGATTTTAATCTACCATCTGATTCCTTCCAGAAACCAGAAGCTGCAGTAGTTTTAGCAAATACTACTTGGTCTGTAGTAGCCAATCCTAATTGAGCTCTAGTTACATTATGAGGATTATCCCTTCTGTTTGCATGGGTACTTAAGTCGGTCTGAGCTTTTGTACCTGCTGCCTTAGCATCTGCAATAGCAGTAGACTGAGCAGTAGATACTGGCATATCTGCTGGAGCTAAGTTCTGTACATTACCTAAACCTATCTGAACTTTGGTTACATTGTGAGGGTTACTCTTATTGCCAATATGAGCATCTAAGCTTTCCTTGATTACTTTGTCAGAATCCTGGATTAATTTCTCTAATGCAGTTTTAGCAGCATCAGTATAAGCCTTAGCTTCATTCAGGGCATTGGTAATATCTCCATTTAGACCAGAATTAAGTTTGTTGAACATCTCAACAGTTATTACTCCAGCTCGATTAGCATTAGCAGCTAAGATCTCTAATGTTTGTGTAGTAGCTTCACCATATACTCCATCAGCTTTAGTAGATTTATTGATCTGTACCCAAACTTTATCTGTATTCTGAACTACCCCTTTACCAGAAATTATAATAGTACCTGGAATAGAGTTAAATAATTTCTTATCCGCTGCAGTTTGTACACCAGCTTTTTCTGCAGTAGAAGCAGGTATATCTACCTGTTTATGAGGTTGTGCCGTATAATGATCATCTTGATCAGTTACAAATTGTTTACGATAATAATGGTATTTTAATTGTACATAATCTGCATATGCTTGACCAAATTCTATTGTATCTACAACAGTATTTGGAATACTGTTGGTTATAGCAGTAGCTTTTCTACCTTTAGCACCATCATAAGCAGTACCAGTAACTTCTCCAAGTATCAGTGAAGAGGTATTACTATCTACAAACTGAGTACCTGACCAACGGAATTGATAAGAGGGTTCATCCTGGGTAATATTCAAATATATCTTACCTGATTCTCCAGTAATAGGATTAGCATGATCTGGGTCAGAATATAATTTAATATTGCTCAGCTTTCCAGTTTCACTGACATCATAAGTAGCATAAACTTCGATAACATCATCAACATAAGAGGGCAATTGACTAGATGGTACTAAACCATTACCATCCAAAGAAGCAAATCCATTAGCCTTACCCTTAGTTGCTACGAAATCATCATACTTCTTTTCTAAGTTATTGATATTAGTTTGTAACTTATTCTCAAGAGCAGTATCAGCATTGGCTCTTGCTTCAGCTTCCGCATTAATACTATTCATCAAGCTATTATCGGATTCGGTACGAGCATCTGCCTCTTCTCTAATAGCCTGAGTGAGTTTAGTATCCAATGCCTGGTCAGAAGCTTTTCTATCCTGGATTTCTTGAGCAAGAGAAGCTTCTGAAGCTTCTTTCAGTGCTTCAATTGCATCTTTTCTATCTTGGATTTCCTTAGCAATCTGCTGAGGTAAAGTTTCATCTAACTTAACTTTATCAGCAGCAGACATGGTACCAGCTTTAGTAGTTGAAGCCACTGGTAAATTTAAAGTAGTATTATCATCTTTATATACTCCTTCATTTACAGTCTTTCGGTTTACTGATACTGTAACCTTGTTAGCATCTGAAGTTGCTCCTTCTCCAACTACTACAGTCCGAGGAATAGAGTTAAATAATTTCTTATCCGCTGCAGTTTGTACACCAGCTTTTTCTGCAGTAGAAGCAGGTATATCTA